TCAAACCCTGTACCGCGCCGCCGCCACGCCACGTGATCGCTACCCGCTGCCTGCGCCGAAACAGGCAGTGGCGGTGCTCGACAGCATCAGCGACCTGCAAGTGCGCGTCTGGGAACCGCAGATGGGGTGGCGCCAGCTCAGCGGCAACCGCAAAGAAAACCCCCAAGGCCTGGAAATCCGCCTGACCCGGCAGACGCCTCAAGGCGAAGAACACTACCGCCAGGTCTTGGGCCCATTGGATTAGTCTCTGGGCAATATTGCGTATTGCCCTGACACGCACAGCAACTGTAACGTCGAAAGTCAGTTAGCGAGGAAATCTCATTGCACGACTCTAAACTTCTCGAAGATCTACGCGCTCGCTTCAACGCTGGAGAGCCTCTGGATTTCACCTTTTTCTGGGGACACCAGCGAAGCAAAGACGCCGTCACGGCTTCGTGCTTCAGCCAGTGGTACGAAGCCGAATTCGTTGTCGAGGGGCAACGCTACCCGACAGCCGAACACTTCATGATGGCCGAGAAGGCAGCGTTGTTCGACGATCAGGAAATTCGTGCACAAGTGCTCCAGGCCCCGACCCCGAACGCCGCCAAAGCCCTCGGCCGCAAAGTGCGCGGGTTCAACGACCGACTCTGGCTGCAACACCGATACGACATCGTCGTCCAGGCAAACCAAGCCAAGTTCTCCCAAAACCCGGAGCTGAACGAATACCTGATGCGCACTGGATCCCGGGTCATTGTCGAAGCGAGCCCGGTTGATGCCATTTGGGGAATTGGGCTCGCGCAAGATCACCCAGATGTGAACGATCCGAATCTGTGGAAAGGCCTGAATCTTCTGGGGTTTGCACTGATACAGGTTCGGGACGGCAGGGTTGGATCGTCCTGAGTTTTATTGGCGGTGGCGTCAGCAACGAAAAAGCCTTGGCGTGTGCCAAGGCGTTTCTACAGAAGTTTTATACCGCTTTAGGTTGCACGACTCGCAAGTCAGAAATTGCATGTGTATTGATATTCGAAGGGGAAGAATACTGTATCGACCACCAATGAAAATGGAGCGTCGATCAGTAAAAAGGGAATCAGCTTGCCTTTGGATGTACCGACCAACCACCAGTCGAGCCGAACACCGATGTAGGGGCATCGATGCTTGTCATAATCCATCCGCATGGCCGTTGCTGCACAGCCGCTTGAGCTGGCAATCAACACCAGTAACATCAGTTTTTGAAACACTTAATATCCTTATTAGTTGTTGATACTGAGCTGTGTAAACGGGGTTGCAGATGACTTTCCCTCTACAACTGGCCACCCGCATGGGGGAGTAGAGCCCTCCGCCGACTACCGAGGCCGATCGTAAGGACAATGAGAAATATCAACCAGATTGGAATTGGCAAGATGCGTGAAGCATGCGGGCGAGGATGCAGATCTGATGGACTTTATTGATTTTGTGGGAAACCTTTGCAGCGCATTCAGTAACTATCAAGGCTATGAAAAGCCTCGCCGGGTGTTTACCCGAAGGTTCGTTGCGTTCTGCGTATTTGTGGCTGTGTTTGAGCTGATTGCGCTGAACCTTTACTACGCATAGTCGGGATTGAATTTGAAGGATTCAGCAAAGATCGCTTGGCCGGAGCGAATCCGGATCTTATTAAGAAACTACCGTGTAGTTTCGCGCGGGTACAAAAAAGCCGATCCATCTGATCGGCTTTTGTGTCTGATTTCACTCAGGAATAATGGTCGGGACGGAGTGATTCGAACACTCGACCCCTAGCACCCCATGCTTGAAAATGGGATGAAACCCCAGTATTTGTTGAGTCTTCTATCGGCGCTCGCTGCAAACGGTGCCTCACTGATCATCACCGATATTTACGAATCCCCGAAAAAGTCCCCCCGCCTTTTGGCACCCTCTCCGGCGCTCTGCCGACAATGAATCCCCCTGCTACTCTGGTTTCGTCCACGGAGGAAACCAATATGCCGAATTCAGATCTGCTCCCTTCCCTGCTCGTCAAGATCAACGAAAACCAACTCGCGCTCGAAGCCGCCATCATGGAACTCACCCTTTGGGTCGAGCAGCGCGGATCCGCCGATGTCGCCGAAAATGTCCGAAGCTCTCTGGCCGCGCTCGATCGGAATGAAGAATTCATCAAAATGACCTTGGCTGTTTTGATGACGCCCGACTGACAGCTCGTCGCCTCACCCTCGCCCGCTAGCATCGCCTCGATTACTGTATATGCAAACAGTATTCGGTAAGGCATTCCCGTGGATCCCCTCTATATAGAAGAAACCGACGATTGGCTCGGTAACCCGACTTCGCTCGAAACCTGCCGGCACCAGCTCAGGATGTACGAAAACGAATTCGAAGCGCTCAACCTAAAGCTCGAGCGAGCACTGGAAAATATTCAGGGATTGGTTCGAGACAATGACGCGCTCACCCAGGAGAGAAATTCTCTCAGGGCAAAGCTTCAGTACGCCGAAGGGGACTTGCTGAGCGAAAGGCGAAGATTTGCGGACGTCGAGCACAACAGGAACCATCTGTTCAATGAAAACCAGCGCCTGCTCAGGGAGATTCGCGACCGCGACGAGGAGGAATGAGGCAGATCCTGGCTACGGCACGTCCTTGAAGAAGACGTGGTGACCGAGCTTAAGCGTCTGCTTGGCCTTCGCCGCCCAGGCCGGCGCCTTGATGCTGGTGGCGTAGTAATGCGTGGCGCCGCCGGTTGGGTCTGGCACCTTGCCGTCGATCACCTGGTCAGCAGCGATTCGACATTGCGCCAGCTCGCGGAACGGGATCTGTTTCACACCGATCAGGAACTGATAGTTCGGGTCGTTCTTGTTCCAGCAGCTGAACTGATATGGTTTCTGGCACACCCCTGCATACCCCTCCCCCCACCACGATTTTTCCTTCCCATCAACCACACGGTTGCGGATCGTCCAGGCGACGGCGATCTGGCCGGCCGTGCCCTCACCGCGCGCCTCACCCCAGATGGTGCGGGCGAGGACATCGCGATCTTTTTCAGTGGCGCTCATAATTTTCTCCAGGCAAAAAAATACCCGCTCGATGGCGGGTTGCGGTGTTTGGCTTGATCAGGCGGGATTGAGGGGCCAATCGATTGCTGTCGGGTACCCGTCCTGCGCACTGATGTTCCTCAGCGCCAGCTTGTAAGCGGCGAAGCTCTTGAACCGCTGGGTATCAGCATCGTCCAGCAGGCCGGCGATGAACGCGTCAGACATTCCGGCCGTAGCCTTATCTGCTGATTCCAACAGCTGATCGCGTTTGGATATCGCGTTCAGGGCGGCAACCTCGACCTCGGTCTCGGAGTAGCTGTAATTCGCCAAAGCTGCGTTCAGTTTTTTCTGGGTTACCCCCAGCACCTCGAGAACGCCATCGTGATAGGAGCGCATTTCAGGGTCTGGCTGGCCCGCCTCAGTTGCGATCTTGACCAGGTCATAGTTGGGTGGAACGACAATGGTCGCCATCAGGCATCTCCAAGCTGATAAATTTCCATGTTGCTGCCGCCGCTCAGCGGCGCGTTCAGATCTGCCCCGCTGTCTTGAAAACCCTGAACCCGCAAAATCGTGCCAGCTGTGGTTATCCTGATGATAATCGTGAGCGTCAGCACGGTTGAACCTGAAGGTGTCACCGGTGAAAGCAGGAAGCATCCCGCAAAGGCGGCGTTACCAAGTGTAAAGCGCAGACCGCGTCGTCCATTTGCGGCGTAGTCGTAGGTCAGAGTCGCCGACACCAGGAAAATCCCCACGGGCAAAACGAACGCATCTGAGTTTGAAGTCTGACTGTGAATTCCCCCGATACCGTAGACGTCGTTGGTCCAGTTTATTGTGGTGTAGGTGCCGTTCGGGATGGTTACGTTGCTGGTATTCGATTTCCAGCGAACGTCGCCGGACTTTATGCCAAGGGCAATTCGGGCTGCGGATTGCGTTGTTCCGCCAGTGCCTCCTTTCGCCAACGGCAAAACATTTTCAACGGCCACTGATCCAAGCCCAAGGCCGGAGCGTGCACCAGCCTGATCCGTTGCGCCTGTCCCCCCCTTCGCTACAGGGAGTACATTCTCAGTCGCGACAGCTCCTAGCCCAAGCCCAGTTCGGCCTTGTGCCTGGTCAGATCCACCAGTGCCACCTTTGGCCACTGGTAGGATTTCGTAGTTTCCGGTCGTCCCGAGCGCCGCAAGCTTATCGCCGTAGTCTTTTAGGATGGCGCGCACCTGGTCGGACAGGTCTTTCTGATAGCCCTGCACCGGCATGATGGAATAGAAGCCACCGGCGGCTGTCGGGCCTTCGTAATTCGGCGAGATCGACAGAGCGGTATTACTGGCGATATTGGTGACCTCGTACCAACGCCCATCCGGACCGCGAAAGCCATCGCCGACCCGGCTGTTGGCAATGAAAGCTGTACCCGTGCCAATAACTGCATTGGAATTTTGTGTGACAGAGACCGTTCCCGTCTTGTACCAGGGCATTGTTTATCTCCAGAAATAAAAGGTCAGGCCAGTAATTTGGCGCAAAGAAACGGCCTGTGGCCTTGGTCAGTCCAAGCAGTGCTTGCCAGGCTGTACATCATGATTCGACCGCCGCTGTAATCGACGCCCAGAGCGCAACCGCCGCCGGTTGAGTCGTTGTGGCAGTTCATCGCAAACGGGTTCAGTGATACATATTCGCCAATTCCGAGAGCTTTATTTATCCCCCAGATGTAACGACGACCAACCGTAAGCACCTCACTTCCGAGATACGTCCAGTTCCCGGCGGCGAAGGTCACTACAACCGCTGGGGCGCCGCTGTCATAGATAAGCGTGCCGCTCTGATCCCAAAGCCGCATGCCGTATGCCGCAGTCCCCATTGATGCCCAAGCAGCAACGAAATAGAGACCGCTCAACGTTGCGTCGACAACCGAGGCTTTCATGGAAAACCCGGTCCAGTTTCCCGGGCCACCAGTGAACCAAACAGAAATAGGCACCTGAATCGTGCCGGTCTGATTGGGGCGAATGAATACCAGTGGAGGATCTTGGCTTGTTACTGCTCGCGCAAATGTCCCCGTAACATTGGTACTGCCGGAATATGAGCCTTTGGTAAGAACACAGAGCCTCGGCGCTTCGGAGTCGATCTGGACATATGAATTGTCGTTGATGCTCTGAAATCCATAGCTCATGTCGAGTACCTGATCGCGTACGCCTTGGCGACTATCCTTGACTGAATAGTCGATGCGCTGGCCGATGGATTTTTCGGACGCACCACAACCTGCCCAGCTGAAGTGGTGACGTACGGATAGGACTTTGAGTTGCCAAGGCCGTCGTTCTCGGACGACTGCACGTCCTGTGCCCTCGTCGGAATGATCATGAAGACGCAGTTGTCCGGATTGAAACCTGGGATATTCAGCGTATAGCTGGGAGTGGAGCCGCTGAAATCGATAACGCCCTGCCAGATCACCTGATAGGTGAAGCTGTTGGTGTCCATAGCGAGCTGACCGCTCTCGTTAAACACACGCAGTCCAAATAGCGCCATTGATTACCCCAGATAGCCGAGACGAACACGCAAGACGTTATTGGCGTCGTAGACCGAGACGTTCAGTGAGTTGATCACCAAGCGCCCCTGCCCCGGAACGATGCCGTTTATTTCAAGCGTGCCGTCTTTGTTCAGAATCCAGCCTTGCTGGCCGGCGATGTAGTTGGTGGAGCTGATGTAGCTGCCGATCTTGGCGTTGGTGATCGTTCCGTCCTGGATGAACGCCGAGTTCATGAACACTTGCCCGCCCTGCACCGCGAATGGCACCGCAATGGCTCCGCCGGCAATGGTGTTTACGATGGCAAACCGATCAGCGCTCACCAGAAACTGGCTCTGCAGGCCGGCTCCGGTGTTTTCAATCCCAAGACCGATACCCGCGGCCACGTATTGCCCGCCGGCAGTGACCTGCATCTTCACCGACCACATCGTGCTCAGCTTGCCGGCAGTGTCCGCGTAGGCTGAAGACGTCTGCTGAATGGCCGCCGAGTTTTGCCCGACGGACACGTTCAGTTGGTCGATCTTCGTCGCTGTCGCCGATTCGTTCGTGGCCACCACCTCTTCAAGCTCGGTGATATTCGCCGCGTTCTGTCCTATTTGGGCGTCGAAGGTCGTTAGGCGCCTTACCGTCGCCTCGTTCTCGGAGGCGCGAACCTTCGATTCGGACGCGAGTGCCGCGGTGCTGGTGTAGCTTTTGATCGCGTCCGCGAGATCGCCAGCACCGTCATCGTCTCGGTAAGAGGCGCGAAGGGCTTCGAAGGCCGTGGCCTGCGCAGTAACAACGCCATCGATCTCGATGATCTCGGCGGTGTTTGTCGCAACCTGCTGGGCAAGCCCATTGGCCGTTTCCACCGTCTGACCAACGTCGAGCCAGTAGAGTGGGTTTGGCGGTGGCGTATCGACTGGCACCGGGCCGGTAGCCTGATAGATCCGCTTGCCCTGCACTACTAGGTCGTACTCCTCATAGGTTGCTTCGGGGTCGTAACCCTTCAAACCATCCAGCGCATCGATCTGCTCTTGTAGCCCCGGAATCTTATCGATTTCGTCCGCAAGCTCCTGCCCCAACTCTGTCTCCGTGATTTTCCCGGCAAGTGCAGCCAGGTAGGCCGAAACATCGTTCGAAGTTTGAGCGGGGACATAGAGGAACGAGCTTTTCCCATAAGCGTTTGACGAACGGATGAAGTAGTAATAATTCGTCCAAAACCCCAGTCCGTTATGGGTAAACGTCAGGCCTTGCCCTAGATACTCGGCATCAGCAGCGGTGGCTGTCGGCGAGGTACTGAAGAAGTACTCGTACGTGCCGCCGTTCAGCCCGTTCTGCGAGTTGCTAGGGATCAGCACGATGCTGTCGATCGAGGACTGCACCACGCAGCTTTCCGGGATTGGCGGGCCGTTGATGCTGACAGTGATCGTCACCTCTCCCGATCGCGCCATAGGGCCGGCGGCCGCCACACTCATGGTGTAGTTGCCAGACGGCAAACCGTTGATAGCGCACTCAGTTGAGGTCGCAGGCACGTTGTGCGACTGAATCGCAGCCGTGCCCTGACGGACAATGACGATGTACTCCTTGACCACTCCTGCAGGAGGAGTCCACGACAGAACACCCTGCGTCACCTCGGCCGTGGTGTCCTGCGTCCACGTCAGATTGGTTGGCGTGCCCAGACCGCCCGAAGGCAGATTGATGAAGCCGATCGGGTTGTACGGCTGGCCGACGGCGTCATCGAAGATAGCAGGCTCATATTGCTTGACCTGGACCGTGCACCCCTCGCGATCGCCCATCGACCAGTCGGAGACGATGAACTCGCCAAGGATGTTCAGCGACGGGAGATTCACTCGCACCACGCGGCCCGGACGGCAGTTGTAGCCAGCGAAGTTCATCGGAATGCTGATTGCACCACCCGCACGGCGCCGGCGCAGCTCCATGTTCGCCAGGCGCTGCGCTTGGTAGGGATCGGTGACATACGAATAGGTCAGCGTCTCTGCCGCCTCGCCATCATCCTCAACAATCCATTCAGCGACGCTGACTTCCGGATAATCCGTCTCGGTCCACGACTGTTCCGGATCAATGAAGGTGCCGCGTACTGTGTTGATCGCAGTGTCGTTGGTGGGTTCAGTGCTGCCAGTGACAGTGCCGATCACCATATCCTCGGTGATCTCGAAGTCGTACGGGCCGTAATAGGCGCCAGCCTGGAACATCCAGCGGCCGCCAACACGAATAAGATGCCCGCCAGACGCCGCCTCTAACTTCTGGAGAACGCCGGTGCGCTGCTCATCGGCACCAATCACGCATCCGGTACGATACCGCTGGCTCGTCGAGCCGTCGGCATTGGTCAGGGCCTCATCGCACACGTTGGCCGCACTGGCGAACGTTTCGAACACGATTTCGTCGTCAGGCACGCCACAGCGCGACCGCAAGAACCAGAGCAGGTGCAGCGCGGTGTTGGCGCTGTAAACGGATGTTCCGGTGCGGGGATCAAAAATATCGTTACGGCCACGAACCACGAAGCGCGTATCAGGAATACCTGATGGAAACTTCTCGGCGCTGTAACGCAGGGAAACTCGGACGTATGAAAGTCCGCGCCCAATTTGCGAATCTTTCCAGTCAGGGCAGTTGGCCTTAAGGAATGCATTGACCTGAGTGGGGTTGACCACAAGCTCGTAGGTGGCCAGTGCGCCGAATGCGCCGATCTCTTCTTCACCCAAATAAATGTTTTCAAGCGCATCGATCGCACCTTCGCAAAGCACATACACCAGGTGCAGCCATTCTCCCTCGCCCTGCGCGCCGGACTGTTCTTGCGCCCACACCAGCACGCCGCCGGTGGATACACGGCCGAGGATGAAGCGAACCGGCGCCTTTGAGGAGCGCACGGTCTGAGCGGACGGCTCGTTGTCGCGCAGAGGGGATTTGGTGTTGAGCTTTTCCTGCTGCTCAGCGGCATAAAAGGCAAGCGCTGCGCCCGCGACCGCGCCCCACGGGCCGCCTTGGAATGCACCGATAACCGCGCCGACCACCACCTGAGCAAGTTTCTTAACGCCGCCGCTCATTCAATTCTCCACGCGGCCAATGGCACGCACACAACGCGGGCCGCGCCGTCATCGGTCGCCGCCCAGTAATCTCCTGCCCAGAAAACAGCCATGCTTCGGCCGCCGGGCGCGTCGTACAGCACGACGTCACCGCGCTGAATGAACGGCAGCGGCACTCGGGCGAAGTGGGTATCCCAAGCGGCCTCAAGGCTGCCGTGCTGCTTCTTCAGCTGCCGTTTGGCACCGGTTTCCGTCGTGTACTTGCCCCGATAGTTCTCCGCCGGATCGACACCACACACCGAAGCCGTGCAGTCGGCGGCGAACAGGCAGCAGTCAAATTCGCCCCATGAAAAAGGCCGCTCTTGGGCGGCCTTGATCGTTTCGTTCAGACGGGTTGTCCAGTCTCGGTAGCGCATGGCTAGATTCCATAGGTGAATGTCGGTGCGTCCTTCTTCGAACCCCAGTAAATGGGCCACTCGGACATTTGGGCGATGGCGTAGAAGAACCGGTCGCCGTCGTGGCGCGCGCGGTGGTTTTCGTCGGTGAAACGCTCAGTACCGGTACGGCTCCACTCGGCCATGCGATCGATAACCGGGACAGTGATGCTGTTGCCGTCCTCTCCATTGCCGGCGAAAGAGAACTTCGCCGCGTCCATCCGGCCAGAAAAAAGGATGTCCGCCGCGTAGTTACCGGCCTCGTCGAACACCACGAATATGACTTTTGCCATTCGCCCTCGGCAGCCCCGGATGTTCGTCTCGGAAAGGATGTAGGCATCCAAACCACTGAGTGTCAGCTCGACCGACATGGGTGATCCAGAGTTGTCGCTTTCCTGCGATTGGCTCACCTGGCCGAAGTTACCCACGCCCAGGTAGGTGATGCCATCGACCACCAAGTCTCCGGTGCCGGTATGCGCGAAGACCATCCCGTCGACGAAGTCGAGCTGCACGGCGTACACCGGCATGAAGCGACCGGTTGCGATGATGTTCACCACGTTCTGGCTGAACGGAAATGCTGAGGGCATCAGAACGCCTCCCTGAATTGATAGCTGCCGTTTGCGATCACAGGCTTTACGGACATAGCCCAGGTGTCGGTGGTCATCCGCATTTCTGAGTACGGGTTGAGGTACTCGACAGCGGTGCCGGCGGTAAGCGTCTTGCGGATGCGCTTGTTGAGCGACACAGTCACCCTGCCCTGCGCGTTAGCCGATGCCGCATCGGTTACTTCGAACATCTCGCCCGCGATGGTGATGTAGTCGCCGGCGCTGAAGGCCGGTGCGTTCGCTGTTGCGCCGCCGAGAACCATCGAGCGCGCCTGCGCATTGCCGGTGACCACTGAGATCGCTCCGACGCTATTGGTGCGCCGGCGCGTGAACGCCGGCAAGTTGAAGGTGCCCATCATCCCGTCAAGCTTCCCGAGAAATGAGGACAGCTGTCGCTCCTGCTCTCTGGTCAGCAATCCGAAGGTCAAGGTGCACTGCCAATAGGCGCCCGGGTAGCCGACGATCTGCTGGGCATTCGAGAGCGTCGAAGTGAACGCCCTGCTGTTGTTGACGATGCCCCACGTCATTTCTGACGGGCGCAGCGAAGCCGGCCACGTGAGAGCCATGCAGTACTCCTTAGATTGCTTAGCGCCGCGCGATCAGCTGGCGGATGGTTCCGTTCATTTTCAGGTCGCGCACGACCAGCTCATAGCCGCCCTTGGCACCCTGCATTGCCGCCTCACGCACCATGTTGACGGTGGCGTCATCTGGCGTGCCTTGGAAGCTGAAGCTCTGCTGGATGACCGGAGCAGCGGAAGAGCCCGACGAGATTGGGATGACGTTGGAGGTCGAAGCCGCAGCAGTCGCGCCAACGTAGCCGCCATCTGCGTACCCTTTGGCGTTCGCGTTCATGCGCTCGAGGAACTCCCGAGCGCCTGGTTGGCTCACCGCTTCCTTTCGGACAACGAACTCGCCGCCATGCACAACGCCCTTCGGCTCGAACTTGCCGCCGTCGCCGGTATAGCCGCCGTCAGAGAAACCGAACTTCGAGCTGTATCCGGCTGCAGATGCTCCGAGACTGGAGGACGTCGCGCCTGCGGATCCGGCGGCGAGGCCGTTGCCGGCAGCAGCGCCACCGGCGGTCAGCCCGCTGAAGATCGTGCCGAAGATGCCCACCGCCGCCTGTCGCACCTGGATGCGGATCAGGTCAGCGATGATGCCGTCCGCCAGATCCTTGAACGACAATTTCCCAGTCTTCACGAACTGGATGATGCCGTCTTCCATGTTGCTGAAGGCGTTGGTGAAGAGATTGCGAGTCTGGCCGGCGACATCGCGCGCCTGCTCCGAGTAGGTCTGAAATGCCGAAGAAGCACCGAGCGCCCAGTCCGATTGGGCCCTGTCCACATCGGTGTAGTACTGCTGCTGCATGGCGAGGCGCGCTTGCAGCGCTGAGCGGAGTGCATCAGTCTCTTCGCTGTACAGCTTTTCGCTGATGCGCCCCTCGTTGCGCTGCTGCTGCAGAGCGTCCATCTGCGATTGGTACTGCTGCTCAATGCTGAGCTGCTCCTGCAAGCGCTGACGCTGCTGGTCGCCCATCCCCATGCCGGCGAGGTTGTTGTCCAGGCCCGTCTGTGCCTTTGCCAATTGGCTGGCCAGATTGGTCTGGAATGCCGCGAGCTTCTGCAATTCCTCGGTTGCGATCTTGCGCAGCTCATTTTCTTTTTCAAGAGCGGCATTCTGCCTCTGCTGCGCGAGATTCAGATCGGCCATTGCGAGTATCTGTTTTTGCGTAGCCGTTAAAGTCTTCTTGTCCTTCAGGTCCGCAATCTGCTGTTCAAGCTCGAGCAGTCTTTTGGCTTCGGCCCCCAAGGACTTCGTTCCGTCAACTTGCAAACCAATCAATGAGTTTTGTTGCTGAAGAACAGCATTTCGCTGGCGGGCTTCGTCAAGCATCCGCTGCCCAGCATCTTCAGTAACAGCCTTAGGCTTCGGGTCTGCAAACTGTTTTACTGCAGCATCCCGGAGCTGCTGGAGTTCGAGATCCGTGTAAACCTTACCTCCGGTCCCGCCTTTCGCGTCCTTGGCAAGACGATTGATTTCTTCAAGTCGCTTCTTCAGCTTTTCGGCGTTGCTTGCTGACGCCGCTAACTGACTGTTCAGCGATGCTTGTGCAGTGATAGAGAGGTCGTTTTCTTTCCTGACTGTTCCGACCCATTTGGCACGCTCTTTCTCTGCGTCAATCTGAAGCTCAAGAAAAGCCAGATCGCCACGATCTTTCGCGACATCGCGCGTCTCAATCCCGAGCGCGGCCACTCGCCCGGCCCGCCCTTGGTTTGTTTGCAATCTTTGTCGGATAACTTCCGCCTGTTGCTCCAAGGTCTGAATTCGGCCGATATCCTTCGCGGCGTCGAGTGCGCCACTGGCTGCTTCTTTGATTTTGTTCCAAGCGCTCTCGATCAAGCCAAGGTTTTGCGTTACCTGGCCGGTGCGCTCCTCAATAGTTTTTGCGTAGGTATCGGTGAGCAGCTTCGTAGCACCGATCGTGTCGCCTTGTTCCTTGAGAGCCGTGATTTGAGCGTAAGTACTTGCTGTCAGAAAGTGATACTGGTCGTTGAGCTCTTTGGCCGCTGCGACCGGGTCCTTGGCGATCTTTGCGAACTCGGCAATCGTCTCGTCAATAGCCTTGCCGGTGGCCTTTTCCATTTGCAGAGCAGCTTCAGTGATCTCTTCGAAACTGCCACTGGCAATCTTGCCGTTGCCTGCCAGCTTGGCCAGCACCTCGGCAGCAGCACCGGTAGTGCCGACCGTAGCGCTAACCTTTTGCGCCATCGATGCCAGCTGCATAGCGCTTGTACCGGCAACATTACCGGTGAATATTAGGGCCTTGTTGTACTCATCTGCCTCTTGGCTCCCCTTGTAATAAGCCAGGGTCAGCGCACCAACCGCTGCGGCTGCGGCGGTGTATGGATTTACCAAGCCGAGAATGTATCCGCTCATTGCCTTAGCGGCTGCACCGACCCCGCCAAACGAGTCTTTGATCTGTGACCCCTGCTGCAAAAAAACTGTAAGCGGAGACTGGCCGGCCTGCAGGCTAACGGCGATATCGCTGAACTGCGCTGGCAGCATTCTCATCGCAGCTGCCGTCTGCTTCGCTGTGTTGCCAGTTCTCCCCAGATCACCATTCAGGCTTTTGAGAGCGGCCCGTTGCGCGGTGATTGCCGCTGACTGGTCGCGGATGATGCCCGAAAACTCTTTGTAGCCAGTCTCACTGATATCGCCTTTCTTGAAGGCTGCAGCCAATTCAGCCTGGCTCTTCGCCAGATCCTGTTGCTTCCTCCGAAGAGGATCGAGCCGACCGAGCAGTTGCTCGACCTCATCTCGATAGTAGCCGTACGACCTGCGTGCGCCCTCAGCGCTTTTGCCTGTCTCAGTAATTCCTGCCGCTGCTTTGGCCATGGCGCGCTGCGTTGGAATTCCAAGAGCCTCCAGCTCTTCCAAAGCCACGCGGGTATCCGCTGCTTTCTTTTCCGCATCCCGGCTATCGATCTCCAGGACTAAGCGGGACGTTTGCGCCATAACTTTTCTCCGGGCAATAAAAAAGCCACCAGTTGGTGGCTTCGAATCAGGAATATCTCTAAAACTTCGCACCACTTGGCGGCTTAACAATCGTGCAGGTTGATGACTCAACATAAACTTTGTCGGTCATGGTGCTCGTTGTCTCTACTTTAAGGACCAAGCTAACCCGATCTACTGAGAACTTGCGAGGGTACCGGTCAGATTGATATCTCCACATCACTTCCTTTGGGCCGAAGGAAGCTGGAGAGACGAAGTTCAGGCCTTCGCCACTCTTACCACTTTGAAGCGAGGCCGTGCCGGCTTGCTGATCAAGCACGACGACAAGATCGTCGGCCCTTTTATCGACGCCAGGACATGAGAGGTAAGTAGCGTTCGATGCTGCAAATGCTCCCTGAGATACGAAAGCAAAAAGCAGCCCCTTCAATAATGTTCGCATGGTGACTTCCTTTTTCTGATGGCAGCAATCTACCACCATCCGCAGGAAGCACCAAAACCCCGCAGGTGCAGGGTCGTAGCTCAGTTGAGATCAAGCAACAATTGCATAACCACCGGGAGAGCAGCCATTTGCTCGGTAGATGCTGTAAATTTCCGACCTCCGAGCATCAAGCGCGGCGAAAGAACTTCGCCCCTCGTTGATCTGGTCGAACACCCTCATCAGTACGCGCGAATCAAGGGTTCGCGCCGAAGACAGAATTGCCGACCGGTCTTCCTGAAGGCAGTAGTGGCGGCTCATCAGCAAATAAATGTGGCCGACTTCCTGATTGCTGAAGAACAAGCCTTCGGTATCTTGACGACCGATCCACTCGCCTTCCAGCGCGTAGGCCGCAACAAAATTGCACGCGTCGGCCAGACACTCAGCCGGAATCAGCGCAGTGCGGTGCACATTGAAGCGCGAGCGCAAACGACTCTTCATGGTCTGCTTGAAACTGCGCTGAAGCGAATGAGGGACTGGTGAGGCCTTCTGATCAATCACGCGATCGAGGACATTTTCGCCACTGGTGCCGATCACGGCGCCGACCAAGTCGCCCATGGCGCTGTGATGATCGACGTAATGTCCGTGCTTGCGGATCGCCGGCAACACATCATCGCAGACCCAAGATTCAAAACGCACCGCTTCCTCTTTGCGGCTTTTGATGATCAACCGATACAGATTTCCCTCATCGATGAATGTCAGAGCCTGCTTGCCTCTGGATGTAAGGGTGTCGCGTTTCGCTACACCCTTCTCCCGGCAATGCTTTGCCATTGCGTCTCGGCTATTCGAATAACCGAGGATGCTGCAGACGTCGGTAACACAAAACCACGGAGAGCCGCCGATATCCTGGACACGGACACTTTTTGCCTCGAAGGCGAATGGGATGACATTCGATACCGCTGTGCTAATATTCGACATGACGATTTCTTCCTCGAAGTTGATCTCGTTTTCCGAAGCCTCAGTGTTCCCGCACTGGGGCTTCTTCATTTTCAAGCTGCTGCTTGCTCTTGTCGCTTCTTCGCCGCCGTCAGCCAGAAAACAATCTCGGCGGTCTGGGACCGGCAATTCTCCTTCGCGCTTTGCTCTACCCACTCCTTTACCTCCTCCGGCAACCTCAAATTGAACTGCGGATCTTTCCTGCTCATCAGCTCACTCCTTGTATAGCACTTTGCTTGGTTTGGATTAAAGCACTTTGCTTTATTGCCGTCTATAGCAAAGTGCTTCATCCTTTTACTCGTTTTACTTTTAGTGAAAGGCGCCAACCAAATGAGCCGTGCAGACCTTCAGGTCAATTTTCGTATGCCTGCATCCCTAAAGGATGAGCTTGAAGCGCTAGCCAAGCTGAACAGGCGCTCTCTTACCGCTGAAATAGTTGCTCGGCTTGAACGCAGCGTCGGAGATACGGACGAAATTGGTATCAGTGACAGGGATCGATTAAATCCGGATCACTCTTTCTATATCCCGTCTACAGAGCCCACGCCTGTCACTCGGGGCGTTTCGAAAGAAAAGTTGCTGGCATCTCTTGACCACGACAGCCCCGTCACAAAAAAGGATCTGAATGAAGCGGTAATGGCTGCGATGTTGAAGGCTCTGGATACATGGCAGGACGGATCCGCATCTCCAAAAGGCCCTAAGCCCCGCAAGAGACTCCCCAAGGAGTGACCCTCTTGAAGAGGGCCGCAGATCACTCGTCGGCACCGGCCAAGCACACCGCATCCAGCGCAAACATCACATCATCAATCTCGTCGCGCGGCAGAGGTGACGGGTGAGACTCCAGCCAGTCGGAGATCTCACGCGCCGACAGTGGGAGCGGGAACGCACCTGCCATGCCGGCGATGTACCGTCGGCCGCGACACACGTTCCGGTACAGGTTAAGCAGATAGGCGGTGAGCGGGTCATTCTCTGGCTCGCCGGGAATCGCCATCTTCAGGCGCGAGTAGACCGCCCGGCGCTTTTCGCTTTCCCCGGCCCACTCTTGCTCCCACTCGAAGCGGGCGACTGCTTTCCCACTGACTCAGCCCGCTCTTCGGCAGCATCGTTGGCGGCAAGCGCGCCTTCGCGCAGGACGAAGACGAAGAACTCGATGTTGTTTTCCAGCAGCTCAGCAGCTACGGGCGGGCTGTACTTGATCGGATTGCCGTCGGCATCCAGCACGCCCTCCCAGTCCTTCACGATGAAATGGCTGAGCAGCATTGCGTGGTTCTGGTGCTCAGTCATTTCGCCAGCGATCACGCCCACCTGGCCTTCCTCGAACCGCGCGTCATTGCGCTGAATGCGGCGGCGCATGCGCTCAAGTGCTACTTGATATTCAGGATTGTCGATGCTGGCCAGCAGGATCTTGGTGTCTTCGTCGAACTTCGCCCAGCGCTCACCGGCGATCGCCGGCTTCTTCTTGCCCAGTTGCAGAGCCATTTCAATTCCTCAACGCCACGCCAATAAAAGGGCTCCCCCGGCCGGCGTCTGAACCGAGGGAGCCAAAGGTTTTACGGGGTTGGATCAGCCGCTTCGCGGGTGATGGTCGGGCTGAGCTTGGCGACGGTGTAGTTCAGCGTCACCTCGATCAGGTCGCGCTTACCACCGTTCGGCAGCTCGCCGTCCACTTCCACGGCCGGGAAGTTGAACGTGTACTTGTTGCCCAGCGAGTCGGTGATCGGGAAGACAACTGCGATCGGCGTCCGGGTGAAGGTGTTCTTCCAGATCTCCCACGCGCGCTTCGACCAGGCCAGCGTGATGCTGCCGGTGACCGCCGCCTCGGTGGCGATGTGCGCGCCCGGCCCGAGACGATCGGAGCCAAGGCAGCGCTGAGTCTGCAGGCTGTTATCCAGATTCACGGTCATGGCCGAGACACAGGCCACTCCTTCCAGCGACTGGCCGTTCACCAGGATCGTGCCGACGTTATTGTTCGACAGGAACGGGGTGGTGGTCGGCGCATTCGGCGAAACGACAATCGGCGTGTCGCCGTCGGTGTAGTCCAGGCACGCCATGTTGAACGTGGCGGTCACCTTGCCTTCCGACGGGATGTCGAGCGCGAAGGTCGATACGTGCGCGCCCTTGAACACGCCGTAGACGCCGACGTCGTCGTAGCCCTTGGCGATGCTGAAGGTGTGGCGGGTATCGCCAACACTCAGCACGTTGCCAGTCCAGTTGCCGTAAAACGCGGCCTCCAGCAGCTGGTCGAACGAGCCGAACGAGAATTCAGATGTCAGATCGCCGCCAATATCGATGCTGGTGGCCACCGAGCCTTGGCTCAGGCGGGTGTCGGTGATTTCGTCGCTGACTTCGGTGTTAACGGTAGGGGTCAGCGCGTTGCCGGTGAGGCGTAGCGTGTCCCAGGTGCCGGTGGGAGTAACGCCGGGCGTCACCTCCGCAATGATGTGGCTTACAACTTTTGCGCCAGAGCTCATTGGAGCCTCCTATTCGCGGTAATAAAAAACCCGCGAAGGCGGGTTACACTGGTTTTTTTGAGGGCGTCACATGAAACAGATCTGTGTGAGAAACGCTTGGCTAAACGAATACTTCGTACAGGGCAAAAGCGAGCTTCGGCTAAAAGACAAGCCGGGCCTGCTTATTGATCTCGATCACATCACCGATGCCGATATCGACCGAGTTGCTGAATGGGCTGGCGAGGATGCATTTGAGACCGCCCCGTTTGGCGCGATCGGTGTCCGGCTTGTTTCGCGATAATTTCAGCCGGCGCGAAACCGGATGTTGACGTTGATTTGGTAGAAGCCCTCGAACTCGCCGGCCACCACTTGGCTGGCTTCCATACATTCAAGGTCGCCGGACATCCAGTAGGCGAAGTGCGCTTCGAGCGTGTCGGCCAGTTCGTTGATGGCTTTGGTGCCGGTGCGCTCCCGGGCGAAGCATTGAATGCTGATCTGCCCGGGTTTGCGGGTGTGGGGTCGGTCGGCCATGCCAGCCATGAATGCCGATGCGTACTGGATGTTCAGCCGGCACCAGAGGCCGGTCGTCGGCGGCGTGAACACTTCCGGCTGGTTCGGGTAATCGATCCGCGCCTGGTCAATTCCGGTGAAGGCAACCATACGCGCAGTGATGAGCGCCCTGATTTGCTCGAAGGTCATTTGTAGGCCTCGGATACGCCGATGAACGCGAGGTCATAAACCCCGCCGGGCGCCTGCGTGGAATGCCCCAGTTCCAGCATCTCGCCGTAGGGGCTGTTCGTTTGGATGTAGATGACGGGAAACTGGCCTGATGCCTTGATGAGCATGCTGCCCTTGCTGATCGTTTCGCGGCCGGACGGGTCGACGTTGTCGGTCACGGTCATGTCGGGCGTGCCGATAGATACCAGGTGACTTCCTCGGAACGTGCCGCCGATGTAGCCCTTCCCCGCGGCTTGGGCTTTGACGAAGTAGTTCTCTTCGCGCTCGCGCTTGGTCAGCTTCTTGAATGCCCTGCCACCGGTGCGCGCCGCGTTGCGGGCGTCGACGTTCGCGTCATAGGCATCTGCCAGCGCCACGTTTTTTGTGCGCAGCGCAACGTTGGCCTGCCATAGGTCGGGGTTGCCGACCGGCGAGCGGTTCACCACTTCCGTGAGCATGGCGGTCGCGATGACGCGCGCCATCTGGGTGATGTCCTCGCCAGCCTGATCGGCGAAGTCCGTGAGGCTATGGCTCCAGCCCGCCTTGTTCGACATCAGACTTTCCTCAGCTGGATCTCGTAATGGGCGCCGGCCGGGTCGGTCTGGACGTTGACCACGTCGAAATCGTTGATCTTGTGGCCGATGTCCGGAACCCCGCCGATCGTTTCGTTGGTCAGCGCGATCAGCAGCTGGTCGGTGGCGCGGATGTTCACGCCATCGACCTGAGCAATCTTGAACGCGTCGAACACGCCCCGACCGGTGTAGGCGATGACAACAGGGTCGCCCGCCACCTCATTGACCGGATCCCATGTTCCCGGCAGCGTCACGCCACCGCTGAATGGCTTCACTGCGTCCGCCAGATCAGTGTCGAAGGCCTCGGCCAGATCCGCCTGGATCTCTTCACGTAGGCCCATGGGTCACCTGTACACGTCGAAGCTGTATGCGCTCCGCATCCACGGATCAAGGAGCGCCAGAGCGAACTGGACATCACCCGGCTGAGCGATAATCTTGCTGCTATCCAGCGAGCCGAAAGTCTTGCTGGTGGTCACCGAGCCCGCTTTCACGGTCTTTGCTTCCAGATTGCCTTCCGTCCTCTGTTGGTACAGCTTACCGTCGGCGGCTGTCTTCGCCAGTTCCGCGCCGGCCTGCTTCACCTCTTCGGGAATTGCGGCCATATCAATGCCGACCAGGTTGAGCGATGTCATATAGGCATTCGCCTGCAACACCGCCCGGGCCTTCTTGTCATCTGGAGCCCACGAAGCCCCGAGCTCGGCGTCAACGTCCGCCACGGTGATGTAGGTAGCCATCAGGCCTCCGCTTGAATGAGTGGGGCCGAAGCCCCGGGTATTACTGGTTGGCTTTCAGCAGAGCGAGCAGCTCAGGCTTCGAGTCGTTGACCTTGTAGGTCACGCCCTTGGCGTCGAGCTGTTCCTTGATCTGCACGACGGTAAGATCATCGAGAGCTGAGCCGTTGCTCTGCGGTGCAGGAGTCAGCCGCACGACTTCTGCGCGGAGCGATTCAACTTCACCCAGCAGTTCATCGCGCTTGCTCTTCAGTGAGGCGATGCCTTCGTGAATGGAGGTCAATGCATCGAACAGCCGAATCGGCAGTTCGCCGGCGCCAGGATGTTCCAGTGGAGCGAGACCCTCGGCCGCTTCGATCAACAGCACGACGCTGTCGCGCTCTGCATTCAACTTGTCGATCAGCCCCTGCAGCGCTGCGCCATCAACACCGCCTTGGCCGTCGATCACCAGGACCGGCACCGGAGCTGCCTGTCGCAGTGTCACTTCAGGCACATCAACAGCTTCACCCTCGCGGTCTTCGGTGACGTTCGCGTCGACGATGCGCAAACCGTATTCCTTAGCCAGCTCTTTCACGTTTTCCCGATACTGGTGGAACGGGCCGGGCAGATACCAGATTTTGTTGCTCATGATCATGTCCTCGCTGAGCCGGGCACACCGCCCGGCTCAGCAGTCAGGGTTACTTGGAGGCGTCACCGATCACAGCCACACCGGCGGTGTGCTTGATGCTGGTGGCGGTCTTGTCCCAGTTGGTGCCGGTCGCCAGCTCGGCGTCGGTCGGCGACTTGCCACCGGCGGTGGTATCCCAGGTGTAACCCTTCAGGCCCAGGCCGAAGGTGTAGTCGGTCTGCAGAGTGGTCTCGATGCGCTCCTTTCCGTTGGTGGTCTGGACGTTGCTGATGATGTCCCGACCGTCGTGCACCATCGCCGCGCCTTGCACCAGCGACAGGACGATTTCCTTGTTCGGCGTACCGGTCTGCATGAGCGCTGGAGCGTCGGTGACAACCGAGATCTTGCCGAGGATGTCCACCACGCGAACGTTGCCGGCCTGGAACAGCTGCTCGCTGTTGGTGAGCGCCTGGCCGACCAGTTTGTGGTAGGTGGTGCCCTGCATGATCTGGGTGACCAGCGACTGACTCGCATCGCCAAACTTCGCGTGAGCGTTGTTCAGCGCGGCCTGACTGATACCAGCGGTTGCAGATACGTCGTTCACCGCCGCCGCTTGGGCAGTGATAGCAGCCACCAGAGCAGCGATCGCGGTGTTCAGCTGATCCTTCAGCAGGATCTCGGCGAACGCGCGCGATGCGACTTCGATGCCCTGTGCGGTTGGGCGCTCCAGCCAAGTCATCTGCGAAGGCTCGTAGCGGATCGGGCCGAAGCCGCCTGCCACTTTTACCGAGGAGTTCTTCAGCTCGGTCAGGTCGGTGATCGGTGCGGCGCCGTTGGCGGCGTAGCGATCGACGCGGCGCTGGGCGGCAGCCAGGGTCTGGAAGAACGACTCCTGAAGGAAGTCGCCGGTGAAGCCGTCAGGCGAAAGCAGGATGGCACCACGACTGGCAGCGTTGAACGCCACCAGCATCTGGTCCAGCGTCTCGATGGTCGCCGGCATTACGTATTCGTTGAAGACCTGCATTTGCGACAGGGACATGAGTGATTTTCCTTATTTCTGAGGGAGGTCTGGGAACCGGCTCGCGATTGCGGCCTGTCGTTCCTCTTTGGTGCCGCCGATGTTTCCTTTTGCGGCCCCGCCGCCTTTCCCAGCACCGCCGGCCCCGCCGCCCGATGCCTTGCTGCCAGCGATCAGCGGGCCAAAGGCCGGATCGTTGGTAAATTCTGCTTTCAGCTCGTCCAGCGTTGCCGCCGAGAGCTTGCCGGCCGCGTCCAGCACGACGACGGTTGGTTTGCCGTCGCGTTGCTCAACGCTGAGCCGGCGTTCGATGTGGGGAAGCAACGCCTTGGAGCTGCCCGGAATGGCCAGAGCGGTCGCGATCTCGGTAGCAGTACGGCCCACGGTCAGATCCCGGATCTGGCCTTGCAGTGTGCTATTCGTGCTTTCGAGTTGGCCGGTAAGCTCAGCTTCGCGGCGTGCGTACTTCTCAGACCAGGACTTTTCGAGCTCTTCGACGTTGCCGGACTTGCGCAGCGCCTCTTCGCGATCCAGTCGCGCCTGATCCTCAGCGGCTTTACGCTTCTCGGCTTCTGCCTTCTTCTCGTCCAGGAGCTCTTGGACTTTGGATTTCAGACCGGAAACATCTTCCGGCTGTGGCAGCCCTTCAATGCCGAGAACGAACTTGCCGTCCTTCTCGACGTACAGGGCCTGAATGGATTCGTCGACGCCATCGAGGCTGTCCAGTTGGAATTTCAAGGTCATTGCTATCTCCCAGAGACGTAGTGCAGGCCCTGCCTGCGGGCATAAAAAAACCCGCCGGAGCGGGTGTTTGAAATCCTTGGCAGACCTTTCTAGTAGATCGCCATGTAATAAACATGAGCAGATTGATGCTCATTAACGAACTCCAGTAAGTGTTCTGCTCTGTTGTAAATATTGTTTAAAGCTGTCGCGAATTCAGTTGTCGAGCTAGAGGAAAGCAACGGCTCGCATTCTGCATAAAAGGTTTCTTCAATGTCTGGAAACTCAAAGATTGCGTTTAGAACAATGTCCGTCTCCACATACGCATCTCCATCAAGCGATATCAGAAGCTCGTGAAGCTCAGACAAAGCTGAATAGAGCTCAGCATCTGTTCCAGACCGTCTGCGTGCTATACCGATGCCCAACAAACGACATAAGACTTCAGTGAGATAAATCGACTCTTCATCCATGAGACTTGCAAGCATGAGCGTTTCCTAGCATCGAAATTCTCAGATTACCAATCTGGCCCGCTCAAACGCCAGCGGCTCAAGGTCTCTCAACTGCTGGAGGGTCAGAGTCTTGCCGTTGTCATCGATAAATCTGTCCAGGGTCAACTCGCCCTTCGTGAACAGGGCATACCTGTTGGGCCCGAGGATGTCGCGCTGGAAGGTGGCGGGCTGCCGTGCCAGCCATTCCTGATAGCTCGTCTTGCTCGGTACAAGCGTAACCCCATCAGGGCCGATTGACGGCCGCGTCGAGCCTTTGATCTCGCGTGCAAACTCATCCTTCAGCACCGGAATCAGTGTGGTGCGGCAGCCCCAGTGATACGGCGGCTTTGGCCCGTCCAGCGGGATCACCGTCTGGTCCACGCTCATGCAGAACAGTGTGGTCTTCGAGTCCAGAGTCGCCACCCTGCGCATCCCTACGAGGATGTCGTCGTTCGCCTTCAGCGTTTCCACTCGCGCCGTGCTGGCGATGTGGTTGGTCATGGTGCGAACCAGTGCGCCGGCCTGATCCTGCTGCAACTGATGAATGCCGGTCAGACGCCGGCTGATCTGCTGGCTGGTTTCGCCCAGGCTGGAACCGATCTGAATCTCGCCGATGATCTCGGCCGCCTTCTTCGTACCAAACTGGTCGAGCGCACCGCTGATACTGATGCGCTGAATGCCCTTGCGTGCTTCGAGCTGCAGCGGATCAGCTAGGGCTGCTGCGGAGATCATCTCGGCCGATGGCACATTGAGCTGAACCACCGCACGGACAACCTTGCCCAACATCGTCGCGTTGAACTGGGCCTCGTAGGTGGCGAACTCGCCGAGATCTAGCTGAGCGCGCCCTTTGAGATCGTCGTAGATGCCCCGCAAGTCGCCCTGAAGCGTTTCGATCTGAGTGTTGTACCGACGAGTACCGTAAGTGCTCAGGCCGTCCGACACGCGCTGCTTGGCGGTCTTGATTGCTTTGCTGATGAACGACGCCACGCGCTTCAGGTTTCCGCCGGCATACCGCTGGACGTAAATCTGGTGCCGTGTGGCGGCGTCCTCAAGAAAGCCTTCATTACTCATCGTTCCCGCCTACCGGTGGCGCGCTGGCCAGCTCTTCATCGATCTTATCGTCGGTGCGATCCGCTTCAAGCACGCCGCCCTGACGCAGGTTAACCCGAACATCCGACTTCGCAATGAAGCCCTGCTGCCACAGCTGCACCTGGGCGAGGATGTCTTGCGCGGTCATGGTTTCGTCGAAGAACGACTGGTTTAACCAGAACACGGTGCCCTTCTCGTCCGGCGCATCCATCATGAAGCGCTCGGCGTCGAGGATTGCTCGCTTCAGGGCCTCGGATACGTTGCCGGCGATTGTGCCCAGCACGCTGTTGTCCGAGCTGTACCGGATTCGAACAGCCTCTGCCGTCTCGGCGCCGCTGCCCTTCTGGACGACACGGGCGCCGATCATCAGCATCTGCTCTTCCTTGTCCTTCATCAGGGTGCGGGCGAGTTGGGTTTCAGTGGCCTGCAACATGACCGCAGACCCGGACTTGCCAAGGTTGTGCCCGCGACGAGAGCCGATGTGCATCCCGTTCGGATTGAGTCTCGCGAACTCGTCGGCGTCGATACTTGTGGTGATGAACAGCGTGGGCTGGCTACTGATGAAGCCGCTCTCTTCCACCGTAGCGCTGTTGCCGTAGTGCAGGATGTTGACGTCGGCCAGGTCTTCCAGCGGCGACTTGTCGATACTGGCGTCGTTGTTCTGGGCGCCGTAGAAGCTGAACGGGATGTGATCGAAGGACTTGCCAGCCTTGTCAGTAGGCTGCGTCTCCTCGACGCTTTCTTCGCCTTCCTTGTAGACACGCTGTACGTATTTCCCGTCGACCAGCAGCAAGACCCGGTTCTGCGTGTATGTCTCGCGGGACAGGTCGATAGCGTTGAACTCAGACACGCACTCCCGCAGATTCACGTACACCAGACGCTTTACGCCGTCGATCACCTGCTCATCCCAGTCAATAATCGACAGCGCGTCGTAGTGGTGGATCAGGGCGCGCTTGGTGGCAAGGTCAGCCATCGAGCTGACACCGCTTTCAGTGGCCACGGTCGGGAAGTCGACCAGAAAGCCGCCTCGCCCGCTGTCCAGGCACTCGCCAACCGACTCCTTCGACAACTGCTCAAGGCTGGTGCCGTCGCCGCTGGCGTTCTCCTTCAAGTACCCCACCGCAGTCGGCAGGGATAGTTCGGCCGTCTTGCGAAAAACCGCCCCCATGAGACCGGTGCGAGTGCGACCGGTGATGTTGAGGAACATCGCCCGCTTCTTGTACTGCTTGTATCGAGCCAGATTTTCCGGTGATTTGTTTTCCGGATCTGGCATCGGCAGGTATTCGTCGTGCTTGCGCACCTCTCGCGCACCGGCTACGCAGCGTTTCACCAACTGCCAGCCAGGCAGGGCTTGTGCGTACTCTGCCCGGGGAGTGCTGAAATTCGCCATGGATGGCCTCAGAAGCTGAATGTGACAGGAATGTGCGTGACTGCTACGCGCTTGCTCTTCGCGACTGCGAAGTAGCGCCATGCGTCAGCAGGGTGAGACGCCCAGTCGTGAAGCGGCCGGTCTTTCCAGCAGCCCTTCTTGTCGTCCCACTCTTTGCGGTAGTTCTCCAGCGCGGTGATGCCCTCTTCGCACTTCGCCTCGTCAAAGGCGCAGTGGGCAAGGATCTCTCGCGCCTGATCGATGCCGTCATCCACGCCGATCTTCGGCACGACCTGGAACGTCATGCGGTAGTGCTGGCCGTCGATCTCGTAGCCTTCGCGCGCCATTTCCCGGCGGGTCTTGGCATCGCTGCCGAACTCGCGGTTGTCGATGTCGTGCGGACCCCAGTGCTCGGAGTAGGTGTAACCCTTGTCCTTCAACACCTTCATGTAGTGCCGCAGGCCTTCCCCGCTGTTCTGGTAGAAGTCGATGACGTGGTACTCGTTGCCGACCTGACGCACGAACCAGATGGCCGTGGAGTCACCGACGCCGATGTCCCAGAAGGTCATCACCGGCAGGTGGCTGTTGTCTGGCAGCGTGCCGATGCGCTGAGCGGCATACAGCTTCGTGAACTGCTGGGCGTAGTAGGCGCCCTCGATCGACTGCTGGAAGGCTTCGGCAGGGATCGAAGGGTATTCCCGCTTCATGTCGTCGCCGAGGGTCTTCTCCTTGGCGGCGTACCAGGCGCGCTGCCCCGGGTTCGTGTCGATGCCGTGCTTGGCGAACAGTTCGTTGAAGTAGTCGGTCAGCCGCTGCGGGATGATCGCCTCGGCCGGATCGAGCCAGTAGGCCTTATTCTTCCACCAGCTGAAGAAGAAGAACTTCCAGTCCAGCTTGCCGAGCGGCGTACCGGACAGAAGTTGCTTCTCTGCGCTCTGCGAGTAGTCGAAGAAGTAACCGGCCCGTCCCTCTGCCGTCGATTCAATCGTGACGAAGCAATCAGTGGCCACCGCCTCAAACGCGCCGGTGACGATCTCGCGCGCCTTGTGTGGAAACTTGGCGCAGATCTTCCCGAACTCGGATACGTGCAGATACCGTAGAGTCCCGCCCCGGAAGGACGTGGACACGTAGAGCGATCCGCCTTTGCTGAACACAAGCTCACCAGCAGCATCGTTAGAAGCAGGATTGGCGGCGCGTATCTCTTTAGGCAGGTTGTCGTAGGCATATTTGACCTTCTCCCGAAACAGGCGCTTGGCGTCGTTCAGGGTATGGGCGATCAACGCGCACTTGGCCGACTCGAACAGAGCGGCGTCCAACTGGATGATGCAGCACTCAGTCGTGAAACCGAGCTGCCGAGCCTTCAGGATGATGTTGCGGGTATGCATCCCGTCGAAGTATTCAATCTGCTCGTCCGTCATCCGGAAGCGGACTTTCTTGCCCTTCTTGTCGGTGATGAAGTAGAGATTGTTCAACCGCCAACGCTTATCCCGGAGCAGCTTCATGTGCTCGGGCTTCATGTCAGGCGTCCTTCGATAGTTCGTCCATCATCGCGGCCAGAGTGTCGACTGTCTTGTCGCCCTCTTCCGTGTCGAGGTTGTAGGCCTGGCGTTCGCCCTTGATGACCTTGAGCTGAGCATCGACGCCTGCGTTGAGCGATCGGGAGAAGTCGCCGATGTTGTCTTCGGTCACCTCGATGTCTTCCAGCGCATCACGCAGCTTGTTCGAGATCGAGCGCCACTGCGCAAGATCCATGCGGTGAGCCAGCACAACGGAAGCCGCCTCTGTTGCAGCCTCCTCGACGATTTGCGCATCTTCACGCACATCACGCTGCGTGACGTCACTGCGTGAAGCTTTGCGTGAAAGCTTTTCTTTCGTTGCGGTGCGTACCTGCTCAGTGAGGTCACGCAACCAGCCATGCTTCTTTGCTCTGCTGCGTACTGTGCCTTCGTTGGTGTCGTACTTGTCAGCGATGGAACGCAGGGAAAGCGAACCTGCCCGGTAGGCTCGTTCGATCGCCTCCCAGTCGGGTTGCTTGGTTGTCATAAATTGTCTCAGGTAGGCCTAAGGTCGATATTGAAATAGTCGCGTGTTGCCGGTATTGGTAGGGATCAACTCAACGCAAGGAGCAATACATGTCGATCGACCTCAGCAAATACAGTGCATACAACCAATCTGCTGAAGATAAGAGGGCGCTGGCGGTATCTGCGGCGCTTAGCGTGATTCAGTCAAAGGTCACAAACGCCCCTACATACGGAACAGTTGTTGCTGACGAGTTTGACAATCTCAGCAAGTACGCAGATCAGATTCAAGAAGCTTTGAAGGTCAAGTGATCCACCCGTGCCGCACTCACCTGCGGCACACTTACCCTTCCCCGCCGTCCAGCAACACATCAATCAGCTTCTGCTCACCCAGGCGCATAGCACCCAGGCATTGCAGGTCGTCGCACTTTGGGCCGAGCCCGAACACAGTCACCTGCCCTTTCGGGCCGATCAGGGTCAAGGCGCCTACGGCGCACTCCGGATGAACGCCTGCATCAAGGTCGTCCGCGATCTTGCGTAGGGTCTTGGCGGCGTCGCGCCATCCCTCGCGCTTGAAATCGATCAGCTTGGCGGTCACGGGTTCACCTTCTGCAGCCACTCTTCGATGATGCGCTGCACTACCGGTTCGGTAAGGATGGTGGATGGCTGCTTACCGTCGATCACTGACTGGATCAGGGCGCGCGGGATGGAATGGGCGCCATTACTCGCCGCCACCACCAAGTGCGGGCGATGGTCCGCAAGATGGTGAATCTCGGCAGGCTTGAAAACTGCGCATCGCACACAGCGCCCGCAGCCTGTGCCGAGTTTCATGTCACCGCGGCAGGTTGGGCTGGTATATCCGTTACTCATGGCTCTCTCCTTTTAGTGTCGCGACACAATTTGCACTCTCGCGGAACGTGTCGCGACCTATTTGCTCTGACTGCGCTTGATTTGCGCGTCCACCTGATCTGCGCAAGTGTCGAGCAGGTTGATGGCCTGGTTCTTCAGCTCCCACAGCTGGCCGTTGTCAGCGAGGTCTTCATCGGCTACCCGCTCACATGGCACCAGCTCAGGGGGTTCGACCCTTACTGCCGCTGTCTTTGTTACCACTGACGGCTTTCCCGCGCAGGCCGTCAGGCAGAGGCTGAGCAGCCCAATCACGAACAGGCTTGCTGTTGCGCTTGAGTTCTTCAAAGTTCTTCTCCGCCTTTTTGGCTTTGGCCTGACTGGCCTGTAACCGCTTGTTCAGGTCTTTCTGGTAATCGGCGTTGCGCTGGGCTTCGGCGCGCAGCGTGGTGATCGTGGCTTGGCTTTCGAGGTTGGCGTCCACCGCCTTCTTCTTCTCGCTGGCTTCGAATGCCACCTCCCCGCGAAGGGCGATGACGCGCGACTGCTGGATTCCAATGAGGAGCAGGCCGACCAGGGCAATGATGATTGCAGCAGCGAAGGCCTTCATGCGGCATCCGCCTTGCGACCAAGGAATCGGGTCACCAGTTCGCGTATGGCTGTCACGCCAAGAAAGCCGATCGTGCCACCGGCAGCGACCGACAAACTGGAAGGCCAGGCCATCCACTCGATAATGCTGGACGCGACCAAGCTCAGCGATCCGCAGATCAGCGCCTCGAACACAATCCGGCGCTTACTGGTTTCCTTCGCGTCGTACATGACTCGAAGCAACGATACGGTGATGGACATGATCACGCCCTGCCAGAGCGGATTGCTCAACGCCAGCCAGATCTTGGCCCATGTGTCTGGCTTGTCAGGCATGTTTGGCATCCGGGTTGCCTCCCCCATGGGGAGATTGATAAATCCGGCGTCCGCTGCACTCCCAGCTCGGGGCTATGGGTGTGGGGAGCCGAAAACGAAAAAGCCCCAGCGAGTGCTGAGGCTTGAAATTTGGTTAGGAAAGGGCCGCGTTAGCGGCCCATCCTTTTAAGGCAACAGGTCGTAGGTCACACAAGCGCGGCTCGGGCCGCTGTTCGAAGTGATCCAAAGGCCATAACCAGGCGGCAGTTGGATCGGATACGAAAGATTCTGAGAGCCACTACCCAAAGTCATCAAGACGGGCTTACCGGCATAATCAGACCCATTCAACGGGGCCACGGTACCGGTGATGAGACCGGATAGAGCACTGCCGCTCACAGACGCGGTTCGAATTACGGCACCTGCGACGTTGTCAGCCGGCTTGATAATTGCGCTTACACCGTATGTGTCCGAAGTGAAGAATTTTGCACCAACAGTTACTGCTTCCATTTTTTACACCTTTTAAGTCGAATGATTGTTCGCGGAGGATTCCGCTTTCATGTCGCTCAAAGGCGATCGCTCGAGGCTCGTGGCCTTCTCATGATTCAACGTCCCGCATCGGGAGCATTTGATCTGGAGCTCGGTAAACTCACCCACGCGGGCGAGAAGTCTGTTGCATTTTCCACATCTGCATTCTTTCAACATCTGCAAGTCCGTTTGATTTTCTGCTAGGCTCCGCCCCGCTCGCGCGAGCAGTGAGGGCCTTGGCTGGCTTGCAGGCACATTCTGCGATCTGGCGTCTCCTTGGGTGTTACAGCACCCTATGGAGTCGCCCTCTCTTTATCCGCGCCAATGAAAATGCCCCGATCCTGTCGGGGCTTTTTGCATTCTGGCGACTACAAAAAAGCCTCCGCGAATGCAGAGGCCCTGAATAGGGTGCGCGGCGGACGAAACCCGGCAGCGCATAAAAAAGCCCCGCACGTTGGCGAGGCTCTGAAGTGGTCGTGCGCTGGAGGTAAGTTGCGCAGTGTGGGAAAAGTACATCAAATTCCCCACCATGGCAACACCTTTATGCCGCATCCTCTGATTTTTCTGCGTGAATAACCTGCCACACCGGCTGTTGTGCCTGAATATCCACTTCCTCGATAGCCTTTCGCAGGAAATTCCAGATGTCGAGCCAATCGCGATCCCAGTGCTTAGGCTGGATAGCGATCCCGTACAGCTTCATCATGGCGTCAGCCACTCGAGCTGGCCCCCACGCGTCACCACCGTTCGCCTCGGCCTTGTAGGACTGCAGAGCGCAGGTGATCAGGCAGTGCACCTTCGCCGCCTTGGCTTCTGTCAGCGCACTGAAGTCGGTATCCGACCAGATCAGCTTCTCGGCGTTGAGCATGTGAACAACGGTCATGCACGGGTGGTAGAGGTAGTGCCCCAACTGCTGCACCTGGAACGGCAACGACTCGATCGCCTTCTGCACCTTCCCCATGGTCACCAGGTGAGCGGCCCGATGTGTCGAACGGCCAATAGGCGCCCGGCGCGTCTCGGCAATGTGGATCTTCTGGCGCACAGCCATGATGCGCTCTTCCTTGTCCTCTCCCTGGGCGGCAAAGATGACCTCTCGAAGCGCGGCCTTCTCCTTCCGGACGACAGTCGCGGATTTTGCCCGGTCAGCTGCTGCCGCACTGATTGAGGCGTTCGACTCATGCTGTGCATCTGTCCACGCTTGACGTGCGTTGATCAATTTCATGCTGCCTGCCCCTTTTTCAGTTCTCGGGTCTTGGCCCGGTATTCGGCCTTGATGGTTTTGATTTCTTCGACGGTGTACTTGCGGGGCTCATGAGGCCCTTCGAGCCATGTCACGACTTCGGCGCCGATGCGCAGCACCAACCGGATGCGGTACTCGACCGCGTTGCCGGAAAGGTTGCGGTTGCACTTCACGCACTGGCGGTGGATGTTCATCGGCTCGAAACGCAGCTCGGGACAGGCGCCGACGGATCGGTAGTGGCCTGCGTCCCAGCGGCTGCCGGTCATCAGGTCGTTATCGTTCGGCATTGAGTCGCAGCTGATGCACGGCAGGTGCGCGTCACGCAGTCGGACGTATTCGTTCACCGCTGCTTGGGCTTCGCGCAGGTGATCCGCCCTGCTCTTCAACTTCTCCTTGCGGACCTTGATGTCCTTGCGCTCAATGTCAGCCAGCGCCTTACGTGCCTTCGGCTCATGCCTGGGCGCATCGATCAATGCGCATGCCGGGCTGCAAACCGCCTGCCCCATCCGCGATGGGACGAATGAGGCCCTGCAAGTAGAAACGCGGCATTTCTTCGGCTTGGGCTGCCTCCGTTCAATCGTCATGCAGCCTCCTGGCTCAGCAGATCATCGAAGTACACACCCTGCTGTGCGAAGCGCGCGACGATGCGATCGGTGTACGCCACGCCTTGGGCGCGGTTGAACAGACTGGTCACCGGGAAGCCGTCCGGGCCGAAGAGTTTGCAGCCGCCCATCATGGCCAGCTTCGTCTCGTACGGAAGGTGGCGCATGACGCGGTACCACTCAGCCTGAAACCCGGCATCCTCGTTCAGCAGGATCTGCACGCCGACGTGCAACTTGCAGTACCGGCGAGCGTCGGCCTCGTCGCCGATCTGGGTCATCTCTGCGATGCGCTTGTACATCGCGAACCACAGCCGGTTTTGGTCGAGCGTGCGGTCCTTTCCCGGGCGCAGCGACACAACGACGAACTTCTTGTCGCGGAACATGGCGCTGAGCCGCGTGATGGCTTCGGAAAGCTTGGCTTGGCAGTTGACGCTGATCTTGTCGGTCATGACCGCCCATCCTTGCCCATGGTTGACAGGATGTCGTGCAAATACCCTGTCGCCACACTTGGCTGCTTTCCTGCGGAATCACACAGCTTCTGCACGAAATCGGCAGCGTTCTGCAGGAGCTCAGCATCCTTGCGCAGCGCTTCGTTCTCGGCCTTGATTTGGTCGATCTCAGACTCTGCAGAGCGAAGGCAACCGCGAATACAGCCCAGAGTGTCCTCGCTCACTTCAAGCCGACACTCAACCGTGTGCTTGTCAGCCCTCAACTGCTCGTTCTCGGCCAGCAGATCGAGCGCCGCCTCCTCCACCGTCTTCTCCCCGAGGAATTCCTGCAGCGCCTCGGTGTTGCGCTTCCAGTCTGCGCAATCGGCACGGTAGGACGCGGCTTCTGCCCACAGCAGCTTCTGGAGCTTTTGTTTGTCGATGGTCATGTCAGAAACCCTCCTTGCCGCGCTGAGATTCCCAGTCGAACGGAACAACGATCATTCCGCCCTCACGCAGTCGGTCGACGCAGCGGTCACCCATGGCGGCTGGCAACTGGCTGGCTTCGAGGTTGGAGATCACCACCGTCGGGCGTTCCTGCTCGTACCGGCCGTTGATGATTGCGAACAGGGTGGTCAGCTCGAAGTCGCTCGGCTGCTCCTTGCTCACGCCTACCTCGTCCAGCACCAGCAGATCGGGATCGATCAGGCTCGACAGAATCTCGGCCTCGCTGCGTTCGCTGTGCTTGTCGTACGTGGAGCGGATCGCCTGAAGGATTGCGCCGACAGTGCGGTACACCGCCGTGCGCGACGTGTTGTGCAGCAGCTCGTTGGCCATGCCGGCGCCGAGGTGCGTTTTCCCGGTACCGGGTTTGCCGATCAGCACCATGCAGCGACCCGTTTTCAGGATCTCGTCAAAGATCTGCACGTAGTGCTGGCAGAACCGGAGGGCTTTGCGCTGTCCTTCGTTCTCGGCCTGGTAGTTGCCCAGGGTGCGAGTGGTGAAGCGTTTCGGGATAAGCGCATCGCCCAGCTTGCGAGCGAGGGACATGCGCAGCTCCATCGCCTTGTTGGCCTTCTCGGCCGCGTCGGCTTTCTCGCGGGCGATACGGCTGCATTCGGGGCAGTTGCTTTTCAGCTCTCGGCCCAGCACGGCATAGACCTTCTGCTCGTAGGCGCCGTGGGTTTCGCACTCAGCGGGCTGTATGCGAGTACCCGTCGGCAGTTCCGGAGTGGTTTGGACTGGTTCAGAGCGCATAGCTGCCATCCTCCCGCTGCTTCAATCCGGAGGTGTAATCGCGTTCAGCGAAGCCGGTGTGGCGGGATTGCGGGAACGGGTGCACGTTGCTGGCGACCTTGTCCGGGAAGATGCCGGTCCAGCCGTTGGAGATCGAAGTGGCAAGCACCTGATCCGGCGCGGCATGACCCAGCAACGCCTTGGCCTGCTGCTCACAGCTCTTAGCGGTCAGCGGCTTGCGGATTTCCTTGCGGTGCTGGCACCAGTCGGCCCACGCCTTTTCGGACACGTTCTCGGGCTTGGCTGTGAGGGGATCGAATTTGCCAGACTTCGCGGGTGCGCCAGCACCATGCTTTTGATCTTGCTCTTTCTTCTCTTCTCTTCTCTTCTCTTCTCTGGTCCGCGTTTTGTCCGCATCGCTTGCGGACACATTGCGGACAGAGTTGTTTTTGCGGTCGTTACGCTTGCGCTCGCTGTCGTTGGCTCGGCGCTTTGCACTGGCGCCGTTGTGCTCGTCAAAGCGAGGCATTACAAGGCTTCCATCGTCCTGCACGGACGCCCACTCCACTTCGATCATGGCCTGAGTGAAACCTGGCCAGCCCACCACGGCATCCATCGCATCGACACTGTAACCGTGCAGTACGCCGTCGTCGGAATGGGTGTCGAAGATGCTCCACGCAATGTGCAGTCCGCCAATGATCCGAAGTCTGTCCGCTTTCAATGCGGACACCATGCGGAAAACTTTCGGATGTGTCTGAAGGTCGATTCGCATTTTGATCCAGTCCCCGGCCATTACGCGGCCCTCAGTGCTTTGTCATGGGTGAACAGCCCGTCCCAGGTCTTCTTCATTGGCAGCTCGCCGGCCAGGTACAGGTCGTACAGGCGCACGGCGCCCTTCTTGAGCAGGACTGGCGTGAAGGAAACGAACGGCTCTTTGCCGTGGGGAGTGACTTCGTGCTGATGCTCGGTCATGTACTTGTCGCGGGCGTAGGACGCCACACGAAAGCGCAGGCCGGATTTGCTCTCGTTGTAGAGCCAGTTGCGGCCTTCGAGAAACTTGCCCACCTGCATGACGTTGACCCCATTGAGGCCCTTGCAGAATTGGGTATGCGTCATCCCTTCCTTGAACAGGTTCTCCATGGAATGGATCTTCGAGGCCTGGGCTTCGACCTGAATGGACAACTGCAGGCGCTGCTGCTCAGCCTCGAAAGCGAGCTGAATGAGGTCCATGCGGGAGAGTTCGCGGGGTTGGGCGATCTGCCCTTCCAGCTCCTGCCAGCGGTCCACCAACGCAGCGGTAAATTCAGGGCTGAGCTGAGCAACTACTACGAAGCTGTCGCGCTTGCAGACCATATACTCGGAAGCCTTGCGGCCGAGGCTGTCGAGGTATTCCCCCATTGGGGGAAGAGCAATCACCGGATTTCCATTCGCGTCGTTCCGCGCGGAAAGTCGTTCGATGGATTGTTTGACCTTGTCGTGGCGCGAGCCGACCAGTTCGGCAATCTCGCGAGAAGACATAGCGTGTCGCGACACGTTTTCGGTATTACCAAAAGGTGTCGCGGGCTTTTTGAGGGCCTGTACATCATGGTTAGAGGTATGCATAATCGGCCTCACAGATGCTTTTGTTGTATGCAGTAGAAGAAACCACCGGGCCTGGTGGTTTTTTTTCGCCTGCGGTTTGGGGTTTGCTACTTGTGGACTTCATCAGCGAATCCTTTTTCAGTCCCTTTTAAGTCCGGCGGCGGCTCTCGCCGAGGCACCGGAAGATTGCGCAGCTTTCCGGAGCCTTTTGGCCTGGTCTTCTCGAAGAAACGCTCTGTTCCAAGCTTTGCGGCGTACTGCTCTGGCGTCAGTCCTTCTGCTTTCGCAAGTCGCACAAGCTTTTCGTAAAGCCTTCCATCGATCCCGTGGCAGATCGTGGTTTCAGGCACAGGGCCTCCTGTAGGCCTTCAGGCCATGTGGCGTTCATCGGTAACATCGCTCTCGACGATGCTTTCCAGCTTCTCCTCCACGCACATGCGCACGAACACTGCGAGCTGCAACTTGTGAAGGCGTGCCACAGCCTTCAATGCCTCGTAGGTCTCATCGTCGTAGCGGGATTTGATTTCCCGATCCTTCAGGTGACGGCTGTCGTCGTAGGCCATAAGGGTCTTGCTCCTTGGTGAATGGAAAATGGTTATGCGGCGGATTTCTGGGACGGGAACGGACGCTGCTCTTGTGCCGACAAGCTGCCGTCGTCTTCGAGGGTCACGTACACATCACGGCCTACGCGGATCGCCTTGCTGAGGGCGCCTTGCGTACAGCCGAGCAGCTGCGCGGCCTTGGTATGGCCGTGTTCTTTGGCAAATTCGGTGAGTGGGATTCGGCGCATTGCGGCGTCCTCTGCGTAGATTTCGCCATAAGTATGACCGCCGGTATTGTTAACAGTCAATACCGGCGATATTGGTTAAGTAAATACCGTGGGTAATAACATCACGCCATGAAAAAAGACTCCCGACGGCTTCCGTTATCTGACTGGCAGCTGCAAGACAGCGCTCGTCTGAAATCCCTCTTCCAGGCAAAGCGCGGGGAGCTGAAGCTCACCCAAGAAAAACTCGCCGCAGAACTGGGCGATGGCGTGACGCAAGGCGCTGTGAGCCACTTTATGAATGGGCGCACAGCCTTGAGCGTTAACGCTGCTGTGGTTTTTGCGAAAGCGCTGCAGGTCCCCGTATCTGATATCAGCCCGACGCTGGCCACGCAGATCGAAAAGATGGCGGCATCACTCCCGGACACTCGCCCTTCTCACCGAGAGACTGATGACGAACGCGTACCGCCACGGAGCTTCGATCTCAGAAATGAGCCGGGCTACACAGGCGTACTGCAACTCACTGCGCGCGGCTCAACCGGTGATGGCGATGACAATCCTCACGTAGAGATTCGCGGCGTCATGGCGTTCAAGTCTTCATGGCTGCGCGCAAACAACCTCAATCAGCGCCACCTCGATGTGATCTACGCCAACGGACACAGCATGGAGCCGACCATCAACGACGGCGACGTGCTGCTGGTGGATGAGTCGAAGATCGAACCGAAAGACGGTCAGATCTTCGCCATGCAGAGCACGACCAAAGGCACGATCGTGAAGCGCCTGGTGAAGTCGGACATCGAGGGTTGGATCATCCGTAGCGACAACTCGGATAAGGCGCGATATGGCGACGAGATTTTGCGAGACGGCGAGATAAACGAAGTGCGGATCATCGGGCGCGTCGTGTGGCGCGGCGGGATGCTATAGAGGATCTTTTTGAACCCACCAAATCCAGCAGGGAATTGCGCCACGACCTAAAATAAGCCGTTGCCTCCCTCGAATCCTGAGACGTCGCCCTGACTCAGTCAGCCGTTGGGGTGAGGTTTAAGAGACGGCGCGACCTCTCGAAGAGGTGTAGTGCTCACGCATCGACGGATGGTCAGAAAAGCTTCGGCCTTTCGTGAAGATTGCTCTACCTGTTCAACATACTGATTTCAATAAGAATTCCAAGGAAGAAACGGTTCAAATGACCGAGCAGACTGAGCGTTCTAGTATTATTTCCCCCCCTTCATTGCCTCACTCGGTGCAACTGAACTATAGTTGCAATCCGATAGGATCGAGGCATCGTCAATGAGCCGGATTCAAAAACTCATTGATGAGTTCACCCGCAGACCGTCACCGAAGGATTTTCCGTGGGAGGACGTTGTCAAAATCCTCAGACATTTTGGATATTCCGAAATAGAGGGGGCAGGATCGCGGAAAAAATTCATAAACATCAGTAAGCACAAGATTTTGTTACATAAACGACATCCTGATAGCACATTGCTAGCTTACCAAATCGAGGCAGTTGTTGAGGCCTTGACAGCGCAAGGGCATTTAACATGAGCAAAAAGATTCTTGAGCATAATGGATTTCAGGGATCTGTGGAGTTCGCTCTGGAGGCAGGCGTCCTCCATGGAAAAATTCTACTTATCGATGATTTGGTCACCTATGAGGCCGATAACATCACTGATCTCAACGAGGCTTTTAAAGAATCGGTTGACGATTACTTGGAGACTTGCAAAGAGCTAGGCCTGCCACCTAATAAGCCTTTCTCCGGAACGTTCAACGTCCGAATCGGCGCCACCCTGCATAGAGATTTGGCACGACAGGCTCAGCGAGAAGAAAAAAGTATCAATGATTTCGTTAGAGAAGCCATTGATTGCCATCTCAACGGTAGGCATCAAGAGGTTCATCATCACTACGAAAGTCATCAGGGCTATGAAACTTCCTTCACTGTTCACGAACGTCGACCCACTCAACGCGTAGTTTTGAGAGCCGTTCAATGAAACTGAATGATATTCGTTTGGTCCTGGTATCCGTCGAGAGCATTAACGGCTCCGCATTCCGCCATTCAGAAGACGATCAGGGATTCGAAGCAAAACTTGGGGTGGAGTATGCGAATCCAATTGATGATCTTGGCGCCGGAGATGCGTTTAGTGTGCGCATGACGCTAGAAACACGTGCCGCAGGCGGGGACATATTTTTCAATTTGAAGATTATCGGAGAGTTTCAGATTATTGAGCCTTCTGTAGTAGATAACTTGAAACTTCCCGACGTTCCCTATGAAGTGGCCTTGCTTCTGTATCCGTATATGAGAAATGTGGCCAAGCCGAACCTTGAATATCTCGGTGCTAGCGCTTCTGATTTTCCGTTTTCACCTCCCCGCCCGTCTACACGTAAACCCGCTCCGCGCAGATCGCCCGTTCGCAAGAAGAAAACGACATCTTGATCTGAGGTATCCGATTCAGAGCTGAATTGGTTACCCCCTCGATCTGATACGCAGCCCGCCACTGAGCGGGCTTTTTCATGTCTTCTAAAAAATACATGACCGGCGGTATTGACCGCACACAATACCGGAGGTAATGTTCACCCATCGCAGCGACACACAGCCACTGCGAAGGGCCTCAACAGACCCGCCGCTCTTTAACAACCAGCGCCATGAACGACTACCCGGCCAGTCCGGTTAGGTCACTCCCGGCTCCATCGGTGGGAGGTCAGTAAACCGATGAACAAAACCGCACTTGCCTCTACCGGCGACCGGCGATCCGACAGGCCCGAAAGCCTGCCAACGCGCAGCCCACTGCGACGGCGGACGAGGTGTTGACCGAACTGAGTGAATGACCTGGTAAGCGGGTGCGGAGAAAGACCACAGATTTACTGATGCCGCTTCTATGAGGCGGCATTGGAAATCAACGGGAGTCACAAAATGCTCAACATCAACGAAGCTGAACTGAAGAAATCCATCGTGTCGAACGTCGCCGATCAGTTGCTGCGAGAGGATGAAGACCTCTCGGAGATGGTGGCGAAAGAGGTGAAAAAGCGCATCGACAAAATCTTCGATGAGCGCGTTACCTCGCAGATCCAGATGGCGATCGACGAAACCATCAATGGCTCGTTCGAGCGTGAATATCGCCGCGTGAATCAGTGGGGCGATCAGGAAGGGCCATCTACCACGTTGCGCAAAGAACTGGAAAAAACGGTAACCGCCTACTGGAACGGCAAGGTAAACCCCGGGGATGGCAAGCCAGCATCTAGCGATTACAACTCAGTCACCCGGGCTCAGTGGCTTATGACCAAGATCTGCGCCGAAGACTTCAGCAAGCAAATGCAGCAAAGCGTGGCGAACGTAACCGGCGCCCTGAAAGACGGCTTGCGCAATCAGCTTGCCAATCAAATGGACCACATGCTGAACGACCTTTTCAAAATCAAAAGCCTGCAAGACCAAGGAAAGGTTGAAAAGCCGTATTGAACAACCAGCGCCACGACAGCCTGTCGTTAACTGCCCGATCCTCTCTATGAGAGCGCATCGGGGTGTGATTTGGAGTTTGCCTCGGCGGATCAGGGGCGCCCTGCGTGCGGGGTGGTGTCGACTAGGTAGCGCTGCCGAAATCGACGTAGTTCTTTTGGGTTCGAATCCCTACCAAATCACACCCCGATGCGGACGAAACTGCGGCCTATAACCGCCCACCTGCATCAACGCAACACGCAGATGAATGCCCGGGCTGACGGGCAAGTGTAAGACCTGAGGGATCGCGGGAATCGTGGACGGTAGAGTGAGTAAGCGCCCAGATGGCCACGGCGAGTCCAAGAATAAGCGGCTGAAACCTTCGCCCCGGTGAAACTCCGGTGTCACTAAGGCCGCTAATAGTCATGCCGGGATCAGCTCCGGCCATCTGCATCACCCCATTCAATAGGTGGCCACTGCCTGCCCAGTGAGTAAGAAATAGGAGGATGACCATCATGTAACAGTGACCGACTCACCTGCGCGGCGCGGCAAGCCTGAAGGCCGTCGCCCATCACTCATACAGGCAGCGGACAGTAGGCCGTCGATGTCACCGCGCATCGGCCGAATGAGGTAGGCCACCCCAGCGCACGAACACAACTTGATGATGCAAGCCCGGACTGTCGCCAGCAGCGAGACCGGGCCACCCTCCCCCGACCAATCCCGAATGCACTCACCTCCGCGCCCAACGGCAACCAGCGGAGCGGATGAGTGCATCCGAGTTTTGTTGAATCAACACCCGCCACCACGGAGGCGATCATGGCAACCAGCTATGCAGACAGTGCGCAGGCCCGAGAGTGGGACAGGCGCTATGACGATTGGGGGCGCCCGAAAGCGCCGAAGGTTGAAGACTTTCACGACTACGAAGCTGCCGAGCAGCAACGCACACAGCGTCAAGCGCTGATGGCCGCTCAGGAGCTCGTCGACCGTAGGGCGCGGGCAAAGCGAGTCGCGGCAGCAGTGGTCGCTTACGGCGAGTTCTGGGGGTTGAAATGAACGTTCAGCAGCGAGATCACCAGACGGCGATCACCTGGATCGAGGGCGAGATCGAAAACATGATCCGCGACCTTGGACAGCCCAACGCCAGCGCCGCCGCAACATCTGCAATCACCCTCGCCTTCTTGCTGCGTGCCATTGATAACGATGAGCACCGGCATTACCGGGCGCGGATTGATCAGATCTACGCCTCCTACAACGATTCGATCACGCAAGGAGCTGCAGCATGACGACGCCACCAGTAAAAACGCTGGTCGATGAACAGCTCGATGACATCGAGCGCCGCATCGCCATCCTCGGTTTCGGCCTGCCCTTCAACGAGGTGATCGGCCGCAAGCGAGAGGAGCTTGTTTCCAGTCTCCCGCAGCGCCTGTCGGTGACCATGAAAGGCGGTCGCATTGCCGCGAGGGTTCGACCATGAAGCTTGCCTACTGGATCCTCGCCTCCGTCCTCGTCGCCGGGATGGCCGCTTACACGACGGCACGCGATTCGTCTGGTGTCTGCGAAGTGCCGCACTCAACCACCTACCGGGTTTTCCGGTGACCAGTCTTCAGCGAGCGCGTCGTCTGTTGATTCGGCGCGGCTCGTTCTCCGCCATCGGCGTTTACACCCTCTTGATGCTGCTAAGCGCCCTCGCCGACCGCATTACTCAATAAACAACACCACCACAAGCTGCGCTCGGCGCGGCAAGGAATCGTCATGTCCGCAAATGCCAAACAAGCCCCCGTATCGGCCGATCTCGATCTGAGTGAAGCCGGAGAGAACCCTGTAGTCCCTGCAGTTGCCGTTACCGATATCGCCGAGTATCGGCCGCATGAGGAGCAGATCGTCCGTTTGGAAACCAGCTACGCGAAGCTCGTCGTTGACTGCTCGACCAGTGAGGGGCTGGCAAACGCCAAGGAAGTGCGGGTCGACATCCGGGACGTGCGCTACGCCTTGGCAAACACCACCAAGACCGCACTCGTCCCGTATCAGCAGAAAGTCAAAGAGGCCCAGGCTCGCGTCAACCAAGTCAAAGAGTTTGGCGAGGCGCTGAAGGATCGAGTTCTGGCGATCGAAGCGCCTATAGACGAGGCAATCAAGGCCGAAGAAAAGCGCGCCGCTGACGCCAAAGCAGAGCGCGAGCGTGTCGAGGCTGAACGTGTCGAGGTCATCCGGAAAAAAATTACCCGATTCAGCTCTGTAGCAGCAGCGTACGCAAGCCGCAGTGCTGCCGATGTTGCAGCCGTGCTTCAAAGCGTCAAAGAGTCGGTAATCCTGCCAGACGAATACGCCGAGTTTGAAGCTGAAGCCACCATCGCCCGCGACAATGCTATTGATCAGCTTGAAGCGCTGCAATGGTCTGCTGTTGACCGCGAAGAGGCGGCAGCCAAGCTACTGGCCCAACAAAAAGAGCTGGACGAGCTGCGTGAGAAGCAACGCCTCGCCGATGCAGAAGCAGAGGAGTTGCGCAAGCAGCGCGCTGAGGAAGATCGCCTGCGTTTGAAGAAGCAGCAGGATGAACTCGACCAGCAGCGCCGCGACATGGAAGCGCAACAACGCCAGCAACGTGAGCAGCAAGAAGAACAGCAGCGCCAGCAGCGCGAACGCGATGCGCAATATCAGCGTGACCAAGAAGAGCTGGCTCGTCTTCGCGCACTGGCTGCAGCACCCGCTTCGGTTGCAGACATCATCACGACAACCGCCGTTACCGACGCATCGCCAGCATTTGCATCGGGAGTTGTTCCGCTTCCAGCGGCTCACGAAGTCGCTGACTCGAACATGCCGAGCGCCGGCGAAGTGGTCGAGGTCGTGGCCATGGCCTTCTGCGTCACCAATGACGAGGCCTCGGCCTGGCTGCGCGCCCTGTCGTTCTAACAAACCCTGAAATCACCCCGGAGGCCGGCCAAAGTCGTCGGCTATGGAGTTAGGAATGAACGCTCAAACCCAGATTGCTACCGTACCAATGGACACTAGCCCGACGGGCCTGATCCTCAATCGCGACAGCATGCAGTCGATGACTGAACTCGCGGCCATCATGGCAGGCGGCAAAACCACCCTGCCGAAGCATTTCCACGGCAACACTGCCGACTGCATGGCAGTGATCATGCAGTCCATGCAATGGGGTATGAACCCCTTTCAGGTGGCGCAGAAGACGTTCATCGTGAACGGTGGCCAACTGAGCTATGAAGCGCAGCTGGTCAATGCAGTCATCACCACGCGAGCGCCGACCCTTGATCGGATCCATTACGAGTGGTTTGGCGACTGGGACAAGATCATTGGCAACTTCCGTGAAATCGAAAGCAAAAAGCAAACGGATGATCACGGGCATCCGAAAAAGTACCGCGTTCCAAACTGGAACATCAACGACGAGAAAGGGCTTGGTGTCCGCGTCTGGGCTACTTTCGAGGGTGAAGACGCTCCCCGCGAACTGACCACCTTGATGACTCAGGCACGAACCCGAAACTCTACGCTATGGGCGGACGATCCAAAGCAGCAGATCGCGTACCTGGCCCTCAAAAAATGGGCTCGTCTGTATTGCCCCGACGTGATTCTGGGCGTGTACACACGTGACGAGTTGGACGACGGCTACGCGCCTCCGGAAACGGATGTTACCCCCCGATCTACCAACGAGAAGCCAGCAGATGTGGGAGCCGCGTCGGTTCCTCAGGGCGACACAACCGACGCAACTACGGACTTGTTCGAGCAGCTCAAAAAGATCGCTCAAGAGCAAGGTATTGAAGGCTACGAAAAAGCATGGAAGGCGCTGAAGCCGCAGCAACGTGGTGCTATTGGCGTGACACGTCACGGTGAGCTGAAGTCGATTGCACAGACAATCGAAGCAGAGTTCACAACCCTCAATGAAAGCTCGAACGTCAGTGCTGACAACGATCTGCAGGACGGCGATCAATGAACGCCTCAGTAGACCTTCAGCGCACCGAGCAGTGGCATCAAGACCGCAGCGGGCGCCTAACGGCAAGCAGGTTCAAGGATGTGATTGCTTGGGGTGATCGTGACAAGCACGGAAAGCGCAAGCCACTCGCGGCTCGCACCACTTATATGCGAGAGCTGGCTTTCGAGCGACTGGCCAACCGATCAAAGCATTCGGTCAGCAGCAAGTCGATGGCATGGGGTACTGAGGTCGAGCAGTCGAGCCACGACTTTTACGAAATCCTGACCGGCAATACCGTCATCAAGTCGGGCTTTGTGGTTCACCCAAAATATGACTGGCTGGGCTGCTCGCCGGACGGTTTGATTGGCGAAGACGGCGGAATTGAGTCGAAGTGTCCTTTCAATGAGGCCGTTCACGTCCGTACCTGGCTCGAAGGAATGCCCGACGAACACAAGCCGCAGGTTCAGGGCTGCATGTTCGTCACGGGCCGGGAATGGTGGGATTTCCTGTCCTTCGATCCGCGACAAGATGAAGACTGCCGCCTGTACATCGAGACCATCAAGCGCGATGACGAGTACATCGCGATGCTTCATCAAGAGCTGGTCCAGTTCAATTTGGAGCTTGGCCGGATGGTTGACGAAGTAGCGGATAAAGCGCGGGCACAAGCCCATCGATTAGGAGCCTGAGCATGATCAGCCTCAACCTAAACGCAGTTCGTGAAAAGCAGACTGAGTCGGATCGAATCGCGGCTGCGATGGCCGACTTCAGGGCGCGACCCGGCAGCACCTTCAAAGAGTTCCCGGCGACCCGGATAAAGCCCAGGCCTGCACGGCGGGACTGGGTAGACCCTGAAACGGTCCTCAAGCGTCGGCCGAAGCCGATATCGGCCGCCGACCGCAAGGCTCTGCGAAAAATGGCGGACGCGATATGAAGTCGAAGCGCAAACCCAACAACGGTTTCGCCCGGGCAGAACGCAGTTGCCGGGCGCTGCTGCGTACCAACCACGTCGCGGTGATAAACATCGACCCCAGCGGCAGCCAGATCATGGCGAACTGGAAGAGTTGCCGGCAGATCCGCAGTCTGGCGATCGCCAACGCGATATTCGATTTCTCCTACCGCTGGACGATCTACATCGCCGCCATGTGTCGAGACGAGCGCGGCGCCGAGTACATCAAGTCGGTCGAGATCTCGCCAGAAGGCTTCTACAAGGTTGAGCGCCTGACCGACGCCGTCGAGCATTACTACCTTGAGCTGCGCAACAGCGCCAACCCGACCCATCTGGTTGCATCAGGCTGGATCGCCATTCCCGACGAGATCTCGATGGACGAAGCCCAAGCCGCGAAGCTGTTCTACGCCGCCGGCGCCTGGCATCAGGTGAAGGTTGCAGCGTGAGACGTTCCAGACCCCAACAACGCAAACGACAGACCTGGCTGGACTTGCCGGCCAGCGGAATTGAAGAGGTAGGCCATGGCCGAGGAAAAGGAACTGACGGAGGAAGCCAAGAAGCAGCGCAGGAAGCGCGAGAAGGCTGCAGCAAAGGACGCTGCATTGGGCGTCGAGAAGTTTACGGTTGAAGTCGCGGGTGTGTTCAAGCCTGACCTGAAGGCGGTGATGAAAGCGCACGGCATCAACAATCAGCAGGACATTCACCAGCGGCTGCTGAAGAACCTGATCGACGCTGACCTCGAAACGCAGGCTTGGATGCTGCGGAATGTCACGACACCTTATGAACCAAGCGAAAAGGTGTCGCGAGCATTTTACGAGAAGAGCATGGCCGAACTCGCTGCCGACCCAGGCGATGGAATAATCACCCCAAGTCCTTAAAGGAAATACACGTCCTCAGGTTTGAACTCGCGCCGGATAGAGTGAGACTCAGACGGGCAATCTGAATGCCCGACAAGCCCTGTCCAAAAGTCCTCATCAAACCAGCCAAGCAGATAAAAATAGTGGCAAGCGTCAATCAGCGTTCCCCGCTCCCACTCTGATCCAGAGCTAGCGAGGCCTTGAATATCGTAATGATCCTCGAGTTCGTAAAACGAGATTTTCTCCTTCTCTAACCACTTTTTGTCTAGAAAACCTGCCAACTCAGAAACCTGCTCTTCGCTAATTACAAACTGATCTTTGTAGGGTTCGTGCCAAGACGCAGCATCATTACCAATCGGGTAAACGCCATTGTCCCAAGCATATGCGTAAGCGGGTGTGATGTTTTTGCCTGGGCGACCACTCGTAAAAAGCGTGAGCAGTTGGAATTTCTGAAGATTGAAAAGCATTTCCGCAGTAGCTGACATTTTCACTCCTTGATCCGGCCCCATGCCGGGCCGAACACAAATACCGCAACGGCGGGCAATGCGCCAGCTCAGACGAACGCCGGCGCTTCAACCAGCCGATGCTTCGACTCCATGTAGCTGGCCAGGTCGATCACCTCCCGAAGGAACACGACCATCTCCAGCTTCACCGCGTCGTCCGGCAGCCCTATCCGTTTCAGCATTGCCTTGGCGTCTTCTTCGATCGCCGCCAGCGCATCTACATCGCTCTGCAACCTCATGTCGGCCTCCTGCCAGTGTGAGTTCAGAGATACATACCCCACTTCTACGAATCACGCCAGCCGGCGAGGATCCCCTATGGAAATCGAATACGGCTCGGTCTGCTCTGGCATCGAGGCTGCAACGCTTGCGTGGAAGCCGCTCGGCATGCGCGCCACATGGTTCGCCGAGATCGAACCCTTCCCCAGCGCGGTGCTGGCCCATCACTACCCGAACACGCCGAACCTCGGCGACATGACAAAACTCGGGGCCCAGGTGCTGGCCGGAAAGATCGCCGCGCCCGACGTCCTCGTCGGCGGAACACCGTGCCAAGCGTTCAGCGTGGCCGGGATGCGCGAAGGCCTCACCGACCCGCGCGGCGCCCTCACCATCAAATACGTGGAGCTTGCAGATGCAGTTGACTATGTTCGAGCAGGCCAGCGAAAGCCGCCCTGCGTTATCGTCTGGGAAAACGTCCTCGGCGTCCTCAGCGACAAAGGCAACGCCTTCGGATGCTTTCTTGGCGCGCTTGCTGGGGAAGACTGCGAACTGCAGCCTTCAGGGAAGAAATGGCCGGACGCTGGTTGTGTGTATGGACCCAAAAGAACAATCGCGTGGCGGATCCTGGACGCCCAATATTTCGGCCTGGCCCAACGACGCCGCCGTGTGTTCGTTGTCGCAAGTGCTCGAGACGGATTCGATCCCACCGAGGTACTTTTTGAGCGAGAAGGCGTGCGCCGGGATACTGCGCCGCGCCGAGGCGAGGGGCAAGACGTTACCGGATCAGCTCCTTTCGGCCCTGCGCTCCAGTGCGGTTGCGGATACACCTTCGACGAGTCATTAGGGCAGTACGGCTGCCCGAACTGCGAGGGCGACGAAGGCCCGGCGGTTGGTGTGTTCTGCGGTGTGCCGGCGTTCGGCGGGCACAGTCTGGGCGGATCGGTCGAACGGTCTGCCACGCTCACAGCGAAGGACACCCGACTCGACATGGAAAGCGAGACGTTCTTCGTTCACCCAGAGGTAGCGGGTGCTCTCACCAGTCATGCATTCAGCGGCGGTGCTGGCGGCCGCCCAGATGGAGCAGCAGCGGGACACTTTGTTGTGGCGCCGACCTTAGCGGGCGGTTCGAGAAAGTCCGGCGGCTATAGCTATGACGACATTCCATGCGTCACTGCGACATTGGATGCCAGTTACGGGAGACTTCAGGGTTGCTCAGGCCAAGACGCGAACCACGGGCACAGCCACTTGGTTGTCCATGGTACTCAGGATCCCGATGTCCGCTACGAACAAGCCCATACGCTTGGCCGAAATAATGGTGCGGAGAATGCTGTGCTCGCGATCCAGAACGCCACGCGAGGCAAAGACCAGAATGGACTCGGAATCGCAGAGCCTGGTGAGCCCATGTACACCCTTGATCAAGGGAGCCAGCATGCCGTTATGGTTGCAGAGATATCGGGAACGCTCGGCGCCAATCATGGAAACGTCAAGGCCGAACACGCCTGGACAGGTCAGCTCATCGGCGGTTCGAGCGTTCGCCGCCTTATCCCTCGCGAGTGCGAACGCCTCCAGGGAATGACCGACGACTACACGCTCATCCCATGGCGCGGCAAGCCTGCCAGCGAGTGCCCGGACGGCCCACGCTATAAGGCGATCGGCAACAGCAAGGCTGTCACCGTCGTTCGCTGGATCGGCCGGCGAATCCTCAACCAACTTTGACCCCCCCCCTCCACCGCCCGGGCATGCCCCGGCATAGGACGCCCCATGCCCACAGAAAACAAGATCGCTGAGCCGCTGAAGGTCGAGCGCTCGACTGTGACCAAGCTGGTAATCACCGGCGCACCGCGGCTTGACCCGATTACCGTGTTCCTCGAGGACTTCGGCCGCCGCGACTGCCCTACTGAATCCGACCCGAGCTATCAGACCGCCCAGGGCAAGATCACGATCAACTGCTGGGACAACAGCTGGAACGCCTACTGGGGTGGCATGGGCCCGCGCACCGTCGCGGAGTTTGTCGCCGACTGCGACTGGCATTACATCCTCAACTGCCTGGATCGCGGGATCAGCCCTACGGTGTTCAGCGGTAACGCCCTCCACGCTCTGGCCAAGAAGTGCATCGTTCAGCGCCGCCGGCAACAGACAGGGCGCCATGAGTGGGAGCTGGGCGAGCTGAGTAAAGACGAAGCCCGAGAGCTTTGGCGCGACATCGACGAGCTGCGCGGCATAGAGAGCGCTAACGAGTGCTGGCATCAAAGCAGGTTACTGACAGAACTGTTCGGCGATGAATGGCATTACCCGCTCGACGGCAAGGCGGTCGAAGAAAACCACAAATTCACCTACCTGCGCCGCGTTGTTGAAGCGGTGCAACACGCGCTACGCCAGGAACAGCAGCAGGAGGCAGCATGATCAATCTCTTCTGGCGAATCATCGCCAAGGTACTCGCGCGCCAGGCAATCGCAGAATGGCTCATCGCCCGCGCCAAGCTCACCCCGTATCAGCACATCATGTCCGCCGACGGCACCGAGATGTACATGGGCCGCTGGTGGCTGTTCAACCCGTACAGCCGGGAGACGCATAAGCCTGCGCTCTGGTGGTGCCCGTGGTCGTTCCGCATCCACCACATCATGCGGCCGGATGAAGACCGGGATCTGCATGATCACCCATGGAACGCCCGGACGATCATCCTGCGCGGCTGGTATATCGAGCAGCGCCAAATCATGTGGCGCCGGCGAGCAACCGGCGATACCGCCCGCCTCAACCATGGCGAATACCACCGCATCGACCAGGTATCACCCTGCGGCGTCATCACCCTCTTCATCACCAGCAAGTGGCGCGGTGACTGGGGATTCCTCGTAAACGGCGTGAAGGTGCCTTGGCGCACCTACACTGAAAATAATAATTAGGCTTTTTTACTTCGGAACAGCCATAGAAGCAATTGCAAGAGCAACACCCGCCCAGCCCGCTATGTCGAAGTTGGCAGCCGACAACAGCCAAGACTTCAATCGTGATCGCTCTACGATACTTACATTCCCCGTAGCAGAAATCTCACTAACCGCCTCCAGGACTAGTTCTGGCGGAGTATTCTCGGGCAGACCGAGCCTAGTAATAATTGAATTGATAGACTGTTCTGAAACACCTGCAAAAATTTTGGTGCCTTCGAAAGAACTACGATCGTTATCTAAAACTATCCCATCTCCCGAAGACACTGCCAGCGTGTCTTTGAATGTTGTTGATGAATTCGAAGATTTAATTGCTGTAGACATAGATTTCCCCAAATGGCATTTTTTGTACTTCTTCCCTGATCCACAAGGACATAAAGCGTTGCGCCCAGCTAGCTTTCTCGGCTTACCATATCCGACATTTACTTGAAGTCCGTTTGCCTGAATGTCGTGACAATTCTCGATTACATACCCCGTCCCTTCCGAAAGGCTAACCCCTCCTCCTAAAGTGCCATTTGAGCAGTTAGACATAAAGACGCCAATTACCATGTCGCACACCTTTTTCGTGAGCCGATAGATTAACTCTAGCTCACTCCAACAATAACCACTATCAAGTCAGCCGCTATAGCGGCAAGGACGAGTGTTGCCGTGAGCATCATCGACGACGTTATGACCGACAAGATCACCCTGCACGGCCTGGGCTTTGTGCAGGTCCAGCTGGAAGGCGGCCAAAGGCTTCATGTCTGGCACCCAGAACTACCGCGGCGCGCCTGCTTCAAGTACTCGGCGATCCACGATCACCGCTTCAACTTCACCTCCCGAGTGATCGTCGGCAAGCAGATCAATCACTGCTTTGAGTTGGAGCGCAGCGACGAAGGCGGCTTCGTGTTGTATCTGCACGAGGGCGCCCGCACACCAGGCGGCGGCAGACCGTGGACGCCAGACGGCCGCGCGCACCTGATACCGGATGGAACGATAACCGTGGAAGCCGGCAACGACTACAACACTCGGGCATACCACTATCACCGCACAGAGCCCGGCGGCGATGGTCGAGTCGCCACGATCATGGCGAAGCGCGGCGAATACCCGGACGGCGCCCACTCGACTTGCACCTACGGCGTTCAGCCTGACACCGACTTCGACCGGTACCAGTGGTCACCGTCGCAGCTCTGGGAAATCGTCACCGACGTAATGCTCGGTCAGAGACTGACGCCATGATCACCAGGTGCGCACTCGGCTGCACCCTCTTCTTCTGGCTTCCATTGGTACTGACCATAAAGGCGGTGATCGGATGATTATCGATGATGTGATGACGGACAAAATCACCCTGCACGGCCTCGGCTTTGTGCAGGTCCAGCTGCAGGGCAATCAGCGTCTGCACGTCTGGCACCCTGAACTGCCGCGCCGGGCTTGCTTCGAGTACTCGGCGATCCACGATCACCGCTTCGACTTCATGTCGCGAGTGATCATCGGCACTCAGGTTAACCACCAGTTCTATCTAGATCGCCGGGACGATGGGGATTTTGTTCTGTACCTGCACGAAGGTGCGCGCACCGCCGGCGGCGGTCGGCCCTGGACACCTGACGGTCGCGGCGACTTGATCCACAGACGAACCCACGCAATCACCGCGGGCAGGGAATATCTCTGCCAGGCCTATGACTATCACCGCACTGAACCGGGAGGAAATGGCCGGGTAGCCACGATTATGACCAAGATCAACGAGCATCCGGCCGGCGCCCACTCGACCTGCACATACGGCGTTCAGCCAGACACGGACTTTGATCGCTTCCAGTGGTCGCCAGCTCAACTTTGGGAGGTCGTCAGCGATGTGCTGCTCGGCCAGAAGGTGGCGGCATGATCCTCTTCCCAATAGCCGCCCCGCTCTACATGGCCTACCTCATCTACAAGGGGCCCTGGCGATGAATAACAGGATCGTCTGCCAGTTCAGCTGTGGCGCCGCCTCTGCGGTGGCCACCAAGCTGGCACTGGCGAAGTACGGTGCGACACACGATGTGCAGATCATCAATGCCTTTCTGGCCAATGAGCACGCAGACAACCGGCGCTTCCTCCAGAACTGCCAGGATTGGTTCGGACGGGAGATCGTGCAGCTTCGGGATGAGAAGTACGGCGCGGATATCATCCAGGTATTCCGGAGAGAGCGCTTCATGAAAGGCCGCAACGGCGCACCTTGTACCAGGCTGCTCAAGCGCCGGCTTCTCGATTCTTGGAAGCAACCAGGCGACGTCATGGTGTTCGGCTACACCGCAGAAGAGGTCGATCGCTTAGAAGACTTTCGTGATCGGAACCCTGATCGCCCCGTGATCGCCCCTTTGATTGATGCGGGACTGGGGAAGGACGACTGCAAGGCAATGGTCGAACGTGCGGGGATCGAGTTGCCGCTGATGTACCGTCTGGGCTACGACAATGCCAACTGCATCGGCTGCGTAAAAGGCGGCGAAGGCTATTTTCGAGCAATTCGGGAAGATTTTCCGGAACAGTTTGAAGAATTGTGCGTGATCCAAGACGACTTGGGCGAAGGCTCCTACCTGTTTCGCGATCGCACCACCAATGTTCGCTTCTCCCTGCGCGACCTTGGCGATGGCCCAGTGCGGCGCAACGAGAAAATTCCCTCCTGCTCGTTCTTCTGCGAAATGGCCGAAGCCGACATAGCAGATAAGTCGTAACCCCTCCCCCAACTCAACAGCCTGCCGGTGTACGGCGGGCGAGGTATTCGCATGTCTGATCAAAAACACCAACTGCGCGAGGTCGCTATCGAAGCGATATCCGATATCGCCCAGCACCTTCCGCTCGACTGCCAGATGTTTGTGATCGTCTGCCGGCCGGGCAAAGCAGACTTTGACCTGGTGCTGCCATCGCCCGAGGCGAACTTGAATAACGCGCTCGACGCGCTGCGCCGCCAAGGCCTGAGCATCGACGGCGACAACGCCTACAAGCGCGACCTCCTGGACGCTGTGGTCGGAGCACTGGCGCTCGGCGCGCAGAACGACAACCCGCCACCGGCCAGTCATTGGGGCCAACGCTTCTGGGATATCGGCCGGGAGGAACGCGGGCTGCACGAAGAGCTGGTCGCGGCGCTCGTTGAGTCTCGGCAAGTGGTCGCTACGGCACTCAAGGTTGGGGCGCCCGACTGGTTCGACACCGATGAAAAGATTGCCCAGCACACCACTGTGCAAAGGATCGACGCAGTCCTTGCCAAGGCCGGCGCATAACCCATCACCACCTTCTGCCGCCACGCGCGGCATGGAGCATCACCTTATGGCAAACGCCACAGCGGCAAAGGCCAGCAGCATTCAACCGCGCTTCATCAGGTTTGGCGATGCTCCTGGCTACCTCGGCATGTGCCGGGACGAATTCAACAGAACAGTGCGACCAAGCGTTCGAGAATTTCCGATCGGGAAACAAGGTGTGGCCTTCGACCGAATCGAGCTCGATGAGTGGGCTGACGCCTACGTCGAAAGCAAGTCGGTTGAAAAGGCCGCGAATCAGGACAACAATCACCCCCGCAGCGAGCGCCAGGGTGAAGCCAAAGGAGGCAAACCATGGCGAGAAAAGCGATCTCCGGTCTCTACCAGAAAGGTGGGGTCTGGCAAATCGACAAGGTTTTCCGAGGTGAGCGACTTCGAGAAAGCACTGGAACTGGTGACAGGCAAGAAGCAGAGCAATACCTGATTCATCGCCTCGAGCAGCTTCGGCAGCAAAAGGTGTACGGCGTGCGCCGGATCAGGACGTGGGAAGAAGCAGCGACGAAGTTTCTGCTGGAGAGCAAGGATCAGCCGTCAATCAAGTTGACGGCCCACCACCTGAAGCACTTGCACCCGTATCTAAAAGACCTGCCATTGACGCACATCGATGACCAGGCGCTTGAGCCTTTTGTGAAGGATCGTTTGAAGGGAATGGTGTTGCCGTGCGGCAAGCAGTTGAAGCCGGTAGCGCCGCGCACGATAAACATTTCAATCGAGCGGGTAATCCGGGTTCTATCGCTTTGCGCAAGGAAGTGGCGGGACGAGGAGCGTAGGCCATGGCTTGATTCGGTGCCGATGCTGGCCAAGCTGGACTTAAAGAAGAAAGTTCGCGAGCCCTACCCCATGACATGGGAAGAGCAGTCGATCCTTTTTGGAGAGTTGCCGGCGCACCTGCAGACGATGGCCCTGTTCAAAGTGAACACGGGTTGTCGCGAGCAAGAGGTCTGCAAGTTGAGGTGGGACTGGGAGATTTCGGTGCCAGAGCTTGGCACCAGCGTGTTCCTGATTCCGTCAGACTTCGGCGGGCGCAACGAGCGGTCAGGGGTAAAAAACGGTGACGAGCGATTGGTGGTGCTCAACTCCGTAGCGAAGTCGATCATCGACAAACAGCGAGGCCTGAGCAAGGACTGGGTGTTCCCTTACAACGGCACCGCACTGCATCGCATGAACGACTCGGCTTGGAAAAAGGCACGGGTGAGAGCGGCGAAACTCTGGCAGGAGGAAAACCTTCGCCCCGCTCACCCAGGGTATGCATCCATCAGAGTGCACGATTTGAAGCACACGCTTGGCCGTCGCCTCCGTGCGGCTGGTGTCACTCAGGAAGACCGAAAGGCCTTGCTGGGACACAAGAACGGCAGCATCACCAGTCACTACTCGGGCGCTGAGCTCGGGCATCTGATTGAGGCTGCAAATATGGTATCAGCAACAGACTCACGCGGTCCGGTGCTGACGATCTTGAAAAGGAAAATTGGATGAAGTCCCGAAAAACTCCCCACCAATGAAAAAGCCCAACTGGCTAGAGTTGGGCTAAGTCATTGAATTATATGGTCGGGACGGAGTGATTCGAACACTCGACCCCTAGCACCCCATGCTAGTGCGCTACCGGACTGCGCTACGCCCCGACTGGTCTTGCAACTCGCTCTCCACCTCGAAGAACGCTCAAGAATATAGCGCAAGCGTTTGAAAACTGGAAGTATTCAAACGCTGCTTTTTATTTCTTGAGAACCACCAGCACATCTTCCAGTTCGGCAATCATCTGCCGAATCATCTGCTTGTATTGGGTCGTG